AGTGATTAAAGAACAAGTATAATGGCTGCAATAACAACAACTACCTTATTACCAACAATTTCACATGGTACTGCCACAGGCAACTATGACGGTTCAAGTGAAAGTTTTAACAGTGATAAGGTAAAAGGCGATGGTTACTATGGGTTTGCAGATGGTGTACACACAGTACAAACACGTACTACAGCATTCATCGGCACTATAAAAATCCAAGCAACACTTGCTACTAACCCAGCTGGTACAGACTGGGTAGACATTGCTACTGTTATTACAGGTGATGGCTCAACAGCAATTACCAATGGCTACTTGAACAACTTCACAGGCAACTATGTATGGATCAGAGTTGCTGTTTCATCCTTTACCGCAGGTACTATTAACACAATTATCCTAGGCCATTAATGTGCACTTTTATACTTTCTAGAGATATAGAAAGTCAGACTGACTTGATACTGCGATCCAAGCCGGGCGGACCAGATCTCACTACAAAAACCACCTACAAAGATTTTACTATCTTGCACAATCTACTTTGGATAACAGGCGATTTTACCCAGCAACCATATTCCACAGATACTTACGACTTTTATCTACTCGGCGAAGTTTACAATTATGTAGGTAAAAGTGAACTAGAATTTATCTACGATCTTTATATAAGTTATGGAGACGAGTTTATTGATCATCTAGATGGCGAATTTCTAATCATAATTGTAGACAAGAGTAGTAATCTCGTGCACTTTTATACAGATCCCTGGAGTACAAGGCAATTATGGGCAAGTAAAAACACATTTAGTACTCTGGAGCATGCAGGTAGTCAGCGATTAAAAGAGAATAGTCACTACGTATGGGATGGGAATAATTTAAATTTAATAAACGATTGTATAGTATCATGGGAGTTATCACAATACAAGGAAAGTTTAACCGATATTCATAAAGCTCTGGAGAATGCAATAGTAAAACGCTGGCACAAAGATAGCGTTCTTTTGTTAAGTGGAGGAACAGATAGTAGTACTATAGCAGTTATTTTACAAAAATATGAACTACCTACAACATGCATTAGCTTTGATTTTACGGCAAACAGAGATGAGTCTGATAACATAAGAAAGATTAAACAGCATGCTAGTATTCACAACTACATTTTTTTAGATGACTTATCTAGTCAGACTCTTACAAACGACCTTGCATCTCGAATTCGAGATTTAGGAAAACGTGTGTGTTTGACTGGCAATGATTACGATGGTGTTTATGAAAACTATATTCACAAACCAAAAGTACAAACTCCCAACATGTTCGATAGTTTTCCTGAAGATCTAAGTACAATTTTTCCATGGTATCACTTTGGCAATGGTATAGTTCGTAAAATATGTGACGTATGGGAAACCGCTTACCTAGAAAAGTCAATCGAGTTGCGTAACTGTTATTTAGATAAAATACTTGTGCAGGAATTTCTTTGGTTGAGTAATAGTTTAAAAAACATACGTCCTAAACATTTTTTACGCAGTTACTTAGAACAACACAATGTTGATTTAGAATTTAAAAACATTGGATATAAAAGTCATATAGCAGCAGGGTCTATTAAAAATGATAACATGGCTGTTTGATCGTCAGAACAAGTATGGTTATTTGCCTAATCTTGTTAAAGATGAGACACTAAAACCTAATACCAAAGAGTGGTGGGACCTTTGTATTCAAAAGCCCTATGCTTACGAATTTAGATTTCTTAGATACTGTCAGTTGGACAAAGTTCCTCAACGTGCAGCACTTGTTGGTGACATATGGGAAGCGCCTGCTTACTATCCAATCAACTTAAACTTCTATGACAAACGTATAGACTATTTTAGCTATATGGATCCTCAAAGTTTGCAGATGTTAAAAGAAGGAAGATTGAAGGTACTCTTTTATTACAGTGAAGGCGATGATCCGTTTAAAGAAATATTAGACAGTTTGATTCTTATGTGTAAAGCACACGGGGTAGACTTAGACAACGTAAAGTTTACCTCAGCAAACGGACTAATAGGCGACGAGCATCCTTTTGTATATTTTCCAGATGACGAACTTTATTATAGATATCTGCATTCCTATAGTAGTAATTTTGTAAGAGAAGTAAATCTAGAAAGTAGAGACAAGCAGTTTACATGTTTGAACAGAGCTGACAAAATATGGCGTAAGGTATTCTGTAGTACTATGAATAGCTTGGGACTGTTTGATAACAGTTACTTCAGTTACACTGGGTATCAATACGAAACAGACAGCGTAGAAGAAGATAGCTTAGACAAATGGCTAGCAGTTGACAAAGATATACAAAGCAGTGTTGCTGCCTTTGAACTAGGAATGCCCTACAAGTGCGATAGTTTAGCGGATAGCGAACACAACAATCACAAACTAATTAATCAAGACTTTTACACTAATGCATATTGGAACATTGTAGTTGAAACACATTTTAAACAACAGACAATCTTCTTGACAGAAAAGACATTTAAGCCTATACTTAATATGCAGCCTTTTGTACTAGCGGGTAATCCCTATAGCTTGAAGATGCTCAAGCAGTTAGGTTATAAAACTTTTAATGATGTTATTGATGAAACATACGATACTGTAAGTGATCCTGAAGAGCGTATGAGAGAATTAGTAACTGTTTGTTACAGCATTGCAAGCAGAAGCAATAAGGATCAACTAAACATGATTGCTATCCTCGAAGACACTTTAGAATATAATCAGAAGCATTTTATACAACCAAAAGTACAACGCATCAAAAACTATCTAAGTAAACTGGAATACTAATGACTGCTATACATTTTGCAACACCATGCTACGGAGGACAGATCAACGAAGTCTGTTTTCAAAGTTATTTGCAGTGGACCATACTTGCAATGCAAAACGACCTTGCATTTACAGTAGATACACTGAGTAATGAAAGTAATATCAACAGAGGACGCAACAGTTGTGCAGCCAAGTTTCTCAAAGGTGATTGCACACACCTGATGTTTGTGGATGCTGATATTGGTTGGAACCCTGTTGACATAGTTAAACTAGTAAACCATGACCGTGATCTTGTGGTAGGTGCTTATCCTCAAAAGACAATGCCTGCAAAGTATGTAATAAATGTAACTAAAGATGGAGAGCATGCGGGCGATTTAGTAGAAGTTGACAGTGCAGGCACAGGCTTTATGCTTATTAGGCGCAATGTATTTGAACGTTTAATTGAACTTGGCGCTACTAAGTACCATGATGATATTGGGTTAGATAGTGAAACAAACGCTAACCAATACGACTTTTTTAATTGTACTGTTGAAAACGGACAGTATCTTACGGAAGACTATAGTTTTTGTCATAGTGTAAGACGTGCAGGTTTTAATATATACATGGACAAAACTATTAATTTAACACATACCGGTTACTGGCGTTTCCCCGGTGACACCAATTTATTAGAGGATTTATAATGGAAGAATTAAACTTTAAAATTAAACTTTTATCGAACGCCGTAGATATTTGCCCAGATATAAGAGTTTTATTAGATGATAAGGAATACTTTAGTGGCAGAGTTTTTGGCGAAGAGACTATAGAATTTGATACAGAAGTAGATGACGACTTTGCTCTTAATTTAGAATTTGCGGGTAATGATCCTAGAAACTTTATACTAGATAGCGACGGAATGCCTACTAATAGTGTCAATATTACTATTTCTGAGATATTAGTCGAAGGTGTGAATATTAATGATATTGCCTTCAAAATGGCCAGTTTCAATATTGATCCCAGCGAAAAATATATTGAAAATTATACCTTAACAAACTGCATGGATTTTGGACATAAGGGTGTGTGGACTCTGCCTATAGAAATTCCAGTTTACATTTGGATATTAGAAAACCTATAAATACTGTATGAGGATTCAGCAGTTAACAGAACAACCACGACGAGTCGCAGCAGTAGCCTTTGGGAGAATGAATCCTCCTACCATTGGCCATGCGAAACTAGTGGATGCTGTTAAAAGTCAAGCTGGTGATCCTTATATTTTCCTTAGTCAAAGCCAAAAGCCCAAAACAGATCCCCTGAGTTTTGAGCAAAAGATAGGCTTTGCTAAGGCATTTTTTCCAGGGGTAACTGTTGGTGATCCAGAGGTGCGTACAATCTTTGACGCACTTAATAAAATATATGCCATGGGCTACACAGATTTAGTGTACGTTGCAGGCAGTGATAGAATTCAACAGTTCACAGATTTAATCAACAAGTACAACGGTCAAGAAGACTTTTACTCATTTGATAGTATTCAAGTGGTAAGTGCTGGCGAGCGTGATCCGGATGCAGAAGGTGCAGAAGGTATGAGCGGAAGCAAAATGCGAGCTGCCGCAACAGCAGGTGACTTTGAAGCATTTAAAAGTGGTACACCTGATCCCAAACTAGCACAAGGTATGTATGATGCCGTACGTACAGGTATGGGCATGATGGAAAGTCTTGCACGTATTATTGAAGTTGCTGCTAGACTTAGACAGCTACATGAAGTTAAGCCACTTACAGAAAATGTAAAACGTGCGTTTGGCATTGTAGTAGAAGCGTGGAGTGAGAAGTACAAGCGTAGCATAAACTGTGATAATCCAAAAGGATTTAGTCAACGTGCGCACTGTGCTGGACGTAAGAAGAACGAAGGCGTAAACGAAGCATTTGACAGTCCTTATCCACTAGTATGGGAAGGCAATCCAAATGGAGATTCATCTGCTCTTGCTGAAATACCTACATCCAACGGCAACACTGCTTATTTGGATATAGAATTTAACACGTCAGGTGATAGTGGTCGTTTTGATATTAGCTTCACAAGAAATAGTAGAAGCAAAGCATCAGGCACGGGCGATGAGTTTAGAGTTTTTGCTACAGTAATAGAAGCCATAAAGCAATGGTGGAATAAAGTTGACCAGGATCGGGTTGTTAGTATAACTTTTAGTGCAGCAAAAAATACTAACGATAGTGCGATGTACCGTGGCGCTCCTGATAGTCCTCGTAGACACATACTCTATTCAAGATTCGCCAAACAATTTGCTAAACAAATTGGGTTTAAACTAAACATAGAAGATTTAGGTACTGGGGTTTATTTTTTCCTTACTAATCCAAAGAGCCTGTCAGATAATAAATTAGAGGAAGCATTTGACACCAAAGTTGAATGGGTCAAAGAGCTCGGACCAAGTGGGTCAACTGTATATGCTACTAAAGTAGAAGATGCTTATATAGAACTAACCTACAGGCCTGTGAGTAAGGATGTATACATCGGTTTTACTCGTGGCGGTGTTATGAGTGTTACAGGTGAAGGTTCGCAAAATAAAATCTTTGGCGCTGTTATCAATCATATCAAACAATGGGCAGCAAAAAATAAACCAGAACAGATTATGTTTAGTGCCTTTAAACCTCGCACAGGCGCCTTTGGAAGTCAGGACAGTACTCGCAGTGGATTGTATCGCAAAATGGTACAACGCTTTGCTAACCAAAATGGTTATGAGTATGATGTAGAAGACACTGGAAACGAAGACACTTTTATTCTTAAAAGACAAGGTGTGGCGGAAGGTAAGAAAACAAACAAAGCATTTGTTAAACCACAGTTTGATGTAGAATGGGAAGAAGCAGCTCGCTATTCAGAGTTTCAAAAGATTGGCAAGGATGCCTGGATTGAACTTGCTAAGAAGGGCAAGTCAGTTACCATTAAAAGTGCTAAAGGTATTAACAATACAGATGCCGCAGATCCTGATAGTTTTAAATCATTAGAACCAGAAAAACAAAAACGAGCTCTAGCACAACTAGAAAAAGGCACAGTTGAAATGCCCATTGTTGCTGTATACAGTGATGGCTACAAAGAATTAATTGGCGGCAATACAAGACTTACTGCTATGATGGCTAGAGACGGTAAGGCAACTGTGTGGGCATTTAAAGTGCCAGACGAAGTTGCTAAACTAGCAGAAAACTTTGCGGAAGGTAAGAGTCCACATAAAAAAGGCACTAAGAAATACAAGGCACATATGGCAGCAATGCATGCTGGTATGAATGAAAGCTATAAACTACAACTAGAACGTGACGATGATCTACTTGTACTACACATCAAAGACACAAAGACTGGAAAGCGCACTGAGGTCAGAGGCAAGCCCAACTACGAGGGCGATGGTTATGATAGTGATGATAAACTACATCAACTACTAGATAAAATTGGTAAAGCAGCAAACATGAGTGAGCTTATGAACGGCGAGGTGGTAACAATTAATCCACGTCATCCAGATGGCCCAGAGGCAAAAGAACGAGTTCAGAAAGTAGTAGGCGAAGCGGGTGTTGGGCGTATTACAAAACAGAACGCAACCAAAGACGCACCAATTGGCAGTGAGTTTGCAAATGTTAAGAAGCTAGGGTTGGGTAGTGGTAAGCCCAAAGAGCTACATGCTAAAGCAAGAAAGAATTCAGACCCAAATACACTATTCAATCTTGGACTTGCAGAAGGACAGTTAAACGAAAAGGGCAGCATCGGTATACCACTGAGCAGTGGTATGACAGTAGTAATTGCGCCACACCGTCCACTTAAAGTTAAGAAGAGCAAGAAAAAAGTCAAAATGGTAGGAGCAGGCGAGGAGGAATGACATGTCAATTACCACTATGGAATTCAAAGAGCGCAGTTTGCTTTTTGCAAAACTAGCAAAGATTGCATACCTAGATGAAAAGGGTGCACGAGCAGCAGCCAAAGTCTTAGGATTCACAACAACAAAATTTTATGATAGGGATGGTGCACAAGCCTATCGTTTCCAAAACAAAGACGATTGTGTTATTGCATGCAGAGGTACACAGCCTACTGAATTCAATGACATCAAAGCAGATCTACGTGCACTACCAGTTATCGCTGAAACAGTAAGTAGAGTGCATCGAGGTTTTAAGGCTGAAGTAGATGAACTTTGGCCCATGATACTAGAAGACATTAAAAAAGCAAAACAAAAACTATGGTTCTGCGGACACAGTCTAGGTGCAGCAATGGCAACTATTATGGCTAGCCGCTGTCACTTGTACGAAGGTATCCCAGTTGTAGAAGAGCTATATACATATGGAAGCCCAAGAGTTGGTTGGCGTAAATATGTTAACAGTTTAAAAGTTACACACCATCGTTGGGTAAACAATAATGATATTGTTACTCGTGTGCCACTAGCAATCATGCTATACATACACCATGGTGAGGAACACTATTTGAACGCTTGGGGAAATGTACGCACCCCAACAGGATGGCAAAAGATAAAGGACAGATTCCGCGGCATGTGGTTTGGTATTAAGAAGGGACAAATTGATAACTTCTCAGATCACAGTATGGTAAACTACGTGGCGTATCTAGAAAATTATGCGAATGACTTAGAAACACCACAAATTTAAAATAATCATCAATAGGGAGAACTAAGATGAAGACCCTAATAAATCCACAACTAAATCTAACAGAGGAGAAAGTGTATGATGAACAACTTAAACAATGTATTAAAGAACTTGAACAACTTGTTGAGGATTTTACAGGGAAACCTAAACCAGGTAGTCGCCCAGGCAGTTTAAAACGCAAGGCAGCGCAGTATCTAGGTAAAGGAGCAGGAGAAGAATTAACAAGAACAGAACTTAAACAATTACGTGCTAAAGCAAACAAAATGAAAAAGAGCTCACGCAAGGACGAACGTGCCCGCGGAGTACAACTAGCACGTCAGGTAAGTTTTGCTTTTAACATGAGAGACAGCAAATGAAAGTAAGTTTTGATATCAAATGTAATGACTATTCCACCCAGCCTGCTTATAGAGTTTGGATAAACGGTGAACTTATGACTGAGCGTGACTTTGTTATACCCAGCGATCAGTTCAGTCATTATAAATTTAATGCAAGTTTGGACTGCGACAGTGCAGATGTTAGGGTAGAAAGTATTACACCCGGTGTAGAATTTGCCTATGAAAATTTAGAGGTTAGTTATGAAGATCAGTGAAATAATGGAAACAGCAAGTGCAGGTGCTACTAGCAGTGGAAACATTGCAGCAGTAGTGAATCCTGCTGTTGCACACAGTAAAAAGAAAGCAAAATCAGTAGATGCAATGGATACTGAGGTAAGTTTGTTTGGCGGAAACGTGGTTAGACGCAATGGCAAAACCCCTCTAGCTCAGTTAAAAGCATAAATACTACAATATAATTATATGGAAGTACTACCATGAGATTTAATGAATTTAACACAATTAACGAAGACGTTCTTACAGAGCAAGAACTTGTTGTAGAATCAGCACTTAAAGATTTTTTAGAAGACACTATTACCAAAGAAGAGTTTTTTGCTGTATGTGAACAGCAAGGTGTTACAAGAGACACTCTTAATGAAATAGTTCCATTGGCTGCCTTAGGGTTGGCTGGTGCCAGGGCAGCAGCACCAATGATTGCAAGGGGCGCAGGTAAAGCAGGTAGTTGGTTAAAAAACTTATTTAAAGGTAAACCAAAACAAGGCGAGTTACCTTTAAAAGGCGGTAGTAACACTAGACCTAGCGCACCTGCAGCAGCAGCACCTAAGCCACCAGCAGCAGCACCTAAGACAAAACCATCAAATGTTGGTAAAGTAGCTGGAGGCGCCGCACTCGGCGCTGCTGGAACAGCAGCAGTACTAGGCACAGACGGTGATGCAGGCCCGGATAAAGCACAAGCAGCAGCACCAAAACCAAGTGGAAATATGGATGACAGTAGTTTTGGTAAAGCATTTGCAGCAGCACGTAAACAACAAGGCGGCCCCGGTGGTGTATTTACATGGCGCGGTAAAAAATATCAAACAAATGTCAAAGGTGAAAAGTACGCAAAAAATCCAACAGCAGTCAGCTTTGGAGCACCTAAACCAGCAGCACCAAGCACTCCACAACAAACAGGTGGAGCCGGCGGAGAGTTTGCTACATCTAAACCAGCAGCAAATACAACAGGTGAGATTACTGGCTACTCAGCTCAGCAAGCGGATACAGTGAATAAAATGATCAAAAAACGCCAAGCTGCCCCAAGAGGAAGCACCCGCGGACAGAGCAGACTTAGCGGCTCAACACAATCTAGAGATATTTGATATGAGAGACATACTTGACAAACTAAACCAAATTAACGAAGGTCATCTTGGTATGATGGCAGACCGTGTTGAACTCGATCATGAAGTTCAAATGGCACGTGCAGACTTGTACAAGATTGCCAAGTATGCAATTAAGCTACATGATATGCTTAAAGGCGTAAGTGAGATGCAAGGTATTGAAGGGTGGCAGCAGGCAAAGATTACCAAGGCTGCTGACTATCTAAGCAGTGTATATCACAACATGGATTATGAGATGAGCCCAATGAATCCTGAAAACGCCCAAGCTGAACAGATGGATGACATGGCATTTGATCTTGCCAGTGAAAGCAAAGAAACTGTTAAAGAATACAGAATGGGCTACAATGATGCCGACAAATTGGGCAGCGCCGCCGCAAGTAAAATTGATAATGTTCTTCGTAGAAAAATTTACGACATGGGCAAAGACATCAGAGACATCGAGCCTGGCACATTAGATCAGATGAGATATCAGGTCGCAAAAGAACTAGGACTTGTTGAATCTATAGAAATTGAAGAATATAGCGATGCAGATCGTAAGGCAATGAACACCCTTGTAAAAAATGTTACTAGTGTACCTAAGCCAAAGACAAAGCCCCCAGTGCCTACAAAGAAAGACCCAGGTATGGAACGTGATCGTACAAAAGGTTTAGATGCAGAGTTTAGCAAGCGTGTAGCAGATCAAAACAAAAAGAATATGAAAGCTGAAAGTAAATTTAGCGATTGGAGTAGATCATGAGTGACTTTACCGATCTAGTTAAAAAACTAAATGCAATCTCAAATAACGAGGAAACAGTAAGTGCAACAGGCGATACTGTTTACAAGCCAGTTGAGGAAGCAGTCTCTGGAACACGCGAAACAGTAAACATTCTAAAGGTGTTTAATGAACTTGAAGAAGCAGCAAAGCCAGACTATATTGATTTAGATGGCGATGGCGATAAAGAAGAATCCATGAAGAAGGCTGCCGCTGACAAGAAAGCCAAGAAGGAATCTGTAGCTGAAGACAAAGCTAACGAAGATGTGCTAGGTGATATTGCTAGTCGATATCGTGACTTTATGAAGAGTGAAGTAGCACAGGGTAATGATCTAACCACAGTTGATAGCGCAGTTAAAGAAGCCACAAGTTCTGCAACAGCAATCGATGATAGTTTTCAAAAGATGTTTAATATGATGGGCCGTCTTATGAAAGTTACAGCAGAAGGTGCAGTGCTTAGTAAAATGGTAGAACGTGAAGGCGGTGATGCTGCATGGATTGCAGATGCACATCAAAAACTAATTGAAGCTATGGAAGCTCTAGAAGAAGCACATATGTATAGCAACCCACCAAAGGAAGACTAATGGATTTTCGTAAACTACTAGATCAACTTGATGAATATGTAGATCAAGTTAAGGGCAAGGAAAAAGCTCGTAAAACAGGCGGCAACCCTCACCCATTTCAAGATCGTTTAGTAGGAGAGGATGACGATCCTAATAACGATCCAGATACAGGTGAACTTATGGTAGGCGACTACCAAACACGTCACTTTGATATGTGCCCAGGCGCAACAGCATTATATAAAAAGATTGATCATGATGAGCTTGCTGTTCGTACAGCTAAGTTACAGGATGTTCTATTCTACATGGAAAAGGATCCAGATCGTAAGCACGTACCAGAAGATGCTGTAATGGCACAGGTAGTTGCTGATCAGATCATGATGATGGCTGAAATGATGGGCATGGAAGATGAACATGACTACATTCAAGGTCATGTTGATGTAATTAAAGATAAAGTTGAAGAGGAGTAATCCTCATGCGATCTTCAGAATTCACAGCAAAAGCAATCACTGAAGCTGAATTTGATGAAGCGGCAGGTGAGAAAGATGCCTGCTATCACAAAGTTAAATCACGTTACAAAGTATGGCCAAGTGCTTACGCTAGTGGTGCTCTTGTAAAGTGCCGTAAAGTTGGTGCTAAGAACTGGGGTAATAAGAGTAAGAAGTAATGTTAGTCGAGGAGATTGTACAAGACGATTTACGCAAATGGTTCAAAGAGAAATGGGTACGCTTTGGGCCTGACGGTAAGATACGCGGAGATTGTGCTAGAGATGATGACAGTGAAGGCAAGCCCAAATGTTTACCTCAGAAGAAAGCACATGCACTAGGCAAAAAGAAACGTGCTACCGCAGCGAGTAGAAAGCGCAGAGAAGATCCTAAAAAGAACAGACGCGGTAAAGCTAGGAATGTAAGAACAAAATGAAAGCAAGTGATCTAAAAAGAAATCCAGTTGAAGAAGCAATTCGAGAACATATTGCTCGTGGCGTTCCTTTTAGTGAATGCATGTTCCGTCCTGGTAGTGCAGCATTTACAGAGTTTTATACTCGTGTGCGTGAGATGCGTGAAAGCCTGGACCTAGACTGGCAGGATGCTGAACTACTTGATACAGATATTGGCGAATGCATTATGGTAGAGGGCGAGCGTGTTCCTCTTGATGTTCCTATCGAAGAAGTTGAACTTGATGAAATGGCCAAAAAAGTTCTAGGAGAACCTGGTGCTTACACAATGAAGCAGGGTAAAACAGAATATAAATTAACACCACGATTAAATCGCAATGATCGACCATCTGGTGAATGGCAAATTTATGTAAAGGACAGAGGCAATTGGGAATGGGATAGGACAGTTGGTAGTAAAAGAGATGCTATTAATTGGATTAAAACCCAAAAAGAAGAAGTTGAGCTTGATGAAGTAACAGTTGCTAACGCTGCTAAAGCCTTTGATATCAAAAAGCAGGCAGTTGCTCTTAAAGCAAAAATTGCTAAGTTGAAAAATACTCCTGGTGATGCTGCCCATATGAAAATGATCGATGCAAAGAGATCATTTGACAAAAAGATCGCGGCACTTCAAGCATTAGATGTTGACGCTTATGAGATTAAGAAATTAAAAGAATCATCACTTGATGAAAATCTCAATCAAATAAAAAAACATATTGATGATCTTGAGTTTGAGCGCAAGCGTATGACACCCAGCGGTCAAGAATCTTTAGATAAACTCATTAAGGCAAAAAGTATAAAAGATGCCAGAAAAGCATTTGATGACATGTATGGATACGAATATGACAGAGTTACATCAAGTGGTCAAGAGAGTATGGTTAAGATTGGTAAAATGTTGGGTATGAAGACGGAAGAAGTTGACCTTGATGAAGGTAAGATGAAAAATACGACGATGCAAGCAAACAAACCAAGGTTTGAAAGAAAAGGCCAAGAACTTGAAGCATATGCTAATAAGTTTGGTGGTGTAGACAAAAAAGATATGATGAAGGTCGCCGCAATGTTGAAAAGGGGCGACAAGTCTGGTGCAATGAAATATGCAATGGGATTAGACACAGACCCAAAAGAATATATCTTAAATTTAATCGGTGAAGAAGTTGAGCTTGATGAAGCAGAGTACCAGGGACGCAAAGTTAAACTAAACTCACCTAAACGTGGCGGTCCTAAGAAGTTCTATGTATATGTAAAGAATCCAAAGACTGGTCGTGTTAAGAAAATCAGTTGGGGCGATACATCAGGACTAAGCGTAAAAGCCAAAGACAGAGGCGCAGTGCGTTCATTTGTAGCACGTCACAAGTGTAAGCAAAAGAACGACAAGATGAAAGCAGGTTACTGGGCATGCCGCACACCACGTTATAAAGCACTTGGTGTCAAAGGCGGAGCATGGTGGTAAACCCATGGTGGGCAGAAGCTGGACGCCTACACCCATATAGTGAATTACGCAATCAAAAAAGTATAATAAGAACATTTTCATTAGAAGTTGATAGCGAAGAGCTTGTTTGGCACAGAGATCGTAATGATCGCCATGTAACTATAGTTGAAGGCGAAGGTTGGCGCTTGCAGATGGATAACCAACTACCTATTACCTTAAAACCTGGTGATAGTATCAATATAACAAAAAACACCTATCATCGTATTCTCAAAGGCACTACAGACCTTGTTGTAGAGATTGTAGAGCGTTAGATAAATACATTGTTATGACAGCACAAGATATTAGAAATACAATTACTATGCTTGAACGCACAGGCATGGAGTTTGTCGCTGGTAGAGACTTTAGATTAGTAACTAAAGTTGAAAAGAACGGCGAAGTCTATGCTCTTGGTATGACAGAACATGACTATGATGACAATCGTAAAGTAGATTACGATGTTTTTAAGTTTGAACGTTCAGGTGGATTTGAGTACAATGATAGATTCTATCCACAAGATTTTTACTCAGAAGTAGAAAGTCTAAAATTAAGTCCATATGTAAAACCACAGGAAGCATTACAAGCATTTAATTCCTGGATCGAAAAACACTAATCCTAGGAGGGTAACTATGCTAGATAAAAATGCACCCTTACTCAAGTGGTGGATACAATTCACAGCATCAGCATTTGGTGCCGCAATTGCATGGCAGTTGGGCTGGTGGGATGCGCTGTGGTATGCAGACGTCACTAAGATTAGTATGGCAATACTTGCTATTTTTGTATTTGCAACTCTACTTACAGGATATATTAGTAAAAACGATAGTGAACGTAATCGTCACTATGGAAACTACGTATGGTTTGCTAGCGAAGCAATGATTACACTAGGTATGATTGGCACGGTTGCAGGCTTCTTGCTTATGCTTAACAGTGCTTTTAGTGACCTTGATGTTAAAGATGTAGCAAACGTACAAGAAGCCATTGCAGATATGGCAGTGGGTATGAGCACTGCTCTCAGCACAACTCTTATTGGTTTGATTTGTAGTGTACTCACAAAACTACAAATGGTTATTCTAGAGAATAGTTGGGACAATGGCGAACAAGGTAAGATATAAAACAGGCTTTGGCTTTATTGATCTATTGTTTAATCTGCTTGTAGGTTTTACATTCATGTTCATACTAGCATTTATCCTTATCAATCCTGTTGCAAAAAAAGCAAACATTGATCCTAAAGCAGAGTATTTGATTGTTATGACCTGGGACAATCAAAGCAAGTTCGATATCGACTTATGGGTCCAGGATAACACCAACAACATTGTTAGTTTTAAACTAAAAGACAAAGCACTTATCACATTGGATAGAGATGATATGGGTCAAAATAATGACACATATCAGGATACAGAAGGCAAACTACAGACACGTTATCTTAACAGAGAAGTAGTTGCTATACGTAGCGACGACAAAAGGACTTATTTTGTTAGTGTACACTGGTTTAGCAAAGGAACAACCGACCGAGTAACTCCCGTTGATGTTACAGTAGAAGTTATACGTGTAAATCCTTTTAGTACCTTAAAGACACGACAGGTTAGATTAGATCAACTCGGTGACGAGCGTGGTGTATTTAAAATAGAAGTAGAAGACAGTAAACGAGCAAATGTTACTGACAGCGATGTGCAAATCATATACAATACAAATAACCTAAGGAAATCTTGGAAATGATCGATTTTAATTTAAGCACTACTCAGCTAGCTATGATTTGGGCGTTTGCAGGGTTAATATGTATTATTCCTTTATTTAGAGTATGTAAACTACAAAAGTTTGTTGTAGTACCTATTGTTTTCCTTGCAATCTATCTAAGTTTCGTAACTAATCTAGACTTTATAGGCAAGCCTTATTATAAAACTCCGGACAAGTTTTTGTACAAACATCATACTGTAGAAACTATAGACAGCACCAAGTGGATAACACTATGGGCTATGGTAGACAAAAGGGATAGTTTATATAGATTCCAATGGAATAAAAAAGATGAAGAACAACTAAAACGTGCCCAAAAGCGATCAAAACAAGGTACGCCACAAGTAGGCGAGTTTAAGAAAAAAGGAAAAGGCAAAAAGTTCCAACCCGGAGGAGAACTAGAAATCTATGATTTTCCTTATCAAGAGCAGATTCCCAAGTTGACACAATAGACAATCTAGCGTATAATTACACTATTATAAGGAGATATCAATGAGTGACGGTGATAGAGTTTTTAGTTCAGAAGAAAAAGCTAAACTAACACAACTAATTAACGAAGGTCTTACTGTGCTACAGGAAGTAGATGACCTAAACGAAGGTCTAAACGACACAGTAAAGGCTATTGCAGAAGAAATGCAGATCAAGCCAGCAGTACTAAAGAAGGCAGTGAAGACTGCTTATAAGGCAGACTTTGCCAAGCACAGCGAAGATCTTGCAGCATTGGAAAACATTCTAGCCACAGTTGGCAAACTACAGTGACAGAACGCAAACCCCATCAATGGCTTGCCTGGTTAGGCACAGCCCTTATTATACTAGGTGCAACACTAGCAGCGTTTAACGTTTATCCTGCGTATGTGGTTGTATTCATCTTTGGTAATGCTGTTTGGGCAATTGCTGGATGGTTGTGGAAAGAGCAATCTTTGGTTGTCCTCAACGTGGTAATTACGTTAATATATGTAATAGGATTGTTTTTCAAGTAATGTATGTAGACGCATATTTTGATAGAGACCACGACAGAATCAACGTTGTAGAACGTGTTGATGGCAGGAGAGAGTACAGAGAGTTTCCTGTCAACTATGTGTTTTACTATACAGATCCACGTGGTAAGTTTCGTACTATCTACGGCAATCCTGTTAGTAGATTCAGTACTCGCAATGGTAAAGAGTTCCACAAAGAACTAAAGATGCACGGCAAGCACGGTTTATGGGAGAGTGATATCAATCCCGTATTCCGCTGTCTAGCAGACAACTACTTGGGTATAGATGCTCCTAAGTTACAGACCTGCTTCTTTGATATTGAAGTTGACTTTGATCCTGTGCGTGGATACTCTACACCCGATGATCCGTTCAATACAATCACAGCAATTACAGTATACTTGGATTGGCTTGGGCAGCTGATTACACTGGCAATTCCTCCCAAAAGTATGAGTATGGAAACTGCCAAAGAAACTGTAGCAGACTTTGGTAACACGTTCTTATTTGAGCGTGAAGAGGATCTACTAGTAGCGTTCTTAGACTTGATTGAAGATGCAGACATCCTCAGCGGCTGGAACTCAGAAGGTTATGATATTCCTTACACAGTACAGCGTATTACAAGAGTACTCAGCAAAGATGATACACGTAAATTTTGCTTGTGGGGACAGTTGCCTAAGAAGCGTACCTTTGAACGTTTTGGTGCAGAGAACATTACGTTTGATTTGATTGGTAGGCAGCACTTGGACTACATGCAGTTGTATCGCAAGTACACCTATCACGAAATGCACAGTTACAGTTTGGACGCAATTGGCGAGTACGAACTTAATGAACGTAAAGTTGCATATGAAGGAACACTAGATCAACTGTACAATAAAGATTTTTACACATTTATCGATTACAACAGGCAGGACACACTACTGCTACACAAGTTAGATGATAAGCTAAAGTTTATTGATCTTAGTAACGAACTTGCACACGCAAACACAGTGCTCCTGCCTACTACAATGGGTGCGGTTGCTGTGACAGAACAAGCAATTATAAATCACGCACATGAAGAGGGACTCATTGTTCCCAATCGTAGAGACAGGTCTGGTGAACCTACAACAGCAGCAGGTGCATACGTTGCTTATCCAAAGAAGGGTTTGCATGATTGGATTGGATCTATTGACTTGAACAGTCTGTATCCTAGTGTTATTCGTGCACTTAATATGGCTCCAGAAACTATTGTAGGACAGTTACGCCCTGTACTAACTGACCATGCTGTTAAAACTAAAATGGCAGATAAAAAGTCATTTGCAGATGCATGGGAAGGCGAGTTTGGTTCAAAAGAATACCAAGCAGTGATGAACATGGAAAAAGGTACAGAGATTACTATTGACTGGGAGACAGGTGATAGTGATACTCTAAGTGCAGCAGATGTATGGCGACTGATCTTTGACAGCAACAACCCATGGATTCTAAGTGCTAATGGTACTATTTTAACCTATGAAAAGAAGGGCGTTGTTCCTGGACTACTAGAACGTTGGTATGCAGAGCGTAAAGAGCTACAGGCTAAGATGCGTGAATCAGAAGGTGAAGAACGTGCGTTCTGGGACAAGCGACAGTTGGTTAAGAAGATTAACCTTAACAGTTTGTATGGTGCTATTCTCAATCCAGGTTGTAGATTCTTTGACCATCGTATCGGACAGTCCACTACACTAACAGGTAGATGTATTGCCAAACACATGAGCGCAAAGACAAATGAACTGTTAACAGAGAAGTACGATCACGTAGGTGACTGTATTATCTATGGTGATACAGACAGTGTGTACTTTACAGCCTGGCCTGTGGTACGTGAACAAGTTGAACAAGGACGTATGGCTTGGGGCAAAGATGAATGTATTGCGCTGTACGATCAGATTGGTGAAGCAGTCAACGAAACATTTGCGGCATTTATGGAACGTGCATTCCACTGCCCTCGCAAGATGGGCGAGATCATTGCAGCAGGGCGTGAAGTTGTAGCACAGAAAGGCTTGTATATTACTAAGAAACGTTACGCAGCTCTAGTAATCGATAACGAAGGTTTCCGTGTCGACACAGAAGGCAAGCCAGGCAAAGTTAAAGCAATGGGACTTGATCTCAAGCGCAGTGATACACCTAAGGTAATGCAGGACTTTATGAGTGAACTACTACTTGAAGTTCTAACTGGTAAAGAAAAAGATCACGTAGTAGAACGTATCAAAGAGTTCAAGTATAAGTTTAAAGAGCTACCAGGTTGGGAAAAAGGTACACCTAAGCGTGTTAACAACCTAACTAAGTTTACAGCAGAAGAAAAGCGTCTAGGCAAAACAAACATGCCTGGACACGTTAGAGCAGCAATCAATTGGAACTATCTTAAGAAGCTGAATAGTGATCAGTACAGTATGGATATTATTGACGGAATGAAAACTATTGTTTGCAAATTGAAGCCAAATCCGTTAAACTATACTAGTGTTGGTTATCCTACAGATGAGACGCACTTGCCACAGTGGTTTAAAGAGCTACCGTTTGATGACCAACTAATGGAAGAAACGATTGTAGACAACAAAATTAACAACTTGTTTGGCATACTGGAATGGAATCTAAAGGAGGCAACTGGAGTTAATAACACATTCGATGACTTATTTTCGTTTGAATAATATGGGTATATAAATACCTAGGAAGGTGTTCGATGGTTAGTCCAAGGTTACTAGACAGTTTTGGTAGACTCGATCTCATGTTGAGAAAGCTCAATGAGTTTGACTTGGAGCTTACTAACGATCTTGACTTACGTACTAGTACAGTAGAACACGACAAAAGGCTATTCAAAGAAAAGAAACATCATGACAATCTAATAGGAAGTATACAAGAACTTTCTAATAGTTTAGAAACTTACCACTCCAATCTAGCTGAACTAAAAGACTACATTCAAAAGCGTCTACGTCATAATGAAGTAAAGCTAATACAGGAAGATTACAAGAACTATGAATCGTTCAGTGCTACTATAGAAGAGCGTATTGCACTGCGTAAAAGTTTTAGCGAAAAACTGAATGCATATATCTTTGGCTTAAAGAACAGTACTAGTAATTGGCAGTACGCTGGTGTAGATTTATATCCAACGGATCCTAAGTTTACACGAGAAATTGTCAGTAACGATCCAACCTATATTATTGCAGATAAACAACTTCAAGATATAGTAAGTAAAGAGTTCAATGATTTTTTTGCTAGTAGAAGGTTACGTAGGTATAGAGCAATACAAGACTTGCCAGACGCTAGTATAGGGGTTGCATATTGTTTTGGCAAGTACGAATGTATGCCTATTGATCCTATTAAAGATGAGGCTAGTATATTATTTGAAAAAATGCAACCAGGTGGAATATTTTACTTTACTTACAACAACTGCGAATACAGACCTAGTCTAGAATTTTGTAATGGATTTAGAGCCTATCAAACAGAGTCTATTATTACAGGTATGATGTATGGAATAGGGTTTGATAAGGTCGATAACAAGGCATTTGACGACGGTGTTTGGAACGTAATGATTGTTAAAAAGCCTGGCGAGTTTAAAAGCCAAAAACAAGCAACACCTAGCATTGAAATTGTAAAAGTTATTGACTCACAATCTAAATAATCATATACTTAACTATCAACATAACATAAGGAACAATCTATGAAAGATTATCTACTTGATGTTGTGCAGCATACGCACAACTTGGGATTCATTGAACTTGTAAAGATTACAGGAGATGACAGTACTACAACTATCGAAGGCATTGCAGAAGACCGTTCTGTAATTCTTAAGGGCAAATTCCACAAGCCTGTGCCAGAGTTCATGGGCACATTTGGTATGCCTAATCTCGCAACACTAAGCGTTATTCTACGTATTCCAGAGTATGCAGAGAACGAAAAGATCTCAATCAATACACAAGAGCGTAATGGCGAGACAGTACCAGTTGGTATTCATTTTGAGAACGCAAGCGGCGACTTCAAGAATGACTATCGCTTTATGAGCAGTGAAGTTGTCAATGACAAGCTCAAGAGTGTTACCATGAAGAATGTAAATTGGGGTGTAGAGTTTGAGCCTACAGTTGCTAGTGTACAGCGTCTTAAGATGATGATCTCAGCCAACAGTGAAGAGAAGACTTTTATTGCTCGCACAGAAGGCAATGATCTAAAGTTTGCATTTGGTGATGCAAGCACACACGCAGGCGAATTTGTGTTCCAGCCAGATGTTGTTGGCAGTGTAAGCAAGGGTTGGGCTTGGCCAGTAGAACAGGTTAGTAAGATCCTAGGCCTAAGTGGTGACCTAAAGTATTCAATCTCAGATGACGGTGTTAGTCAGATCAGCGTTGACAGCGGACTTGGTGTTTACAACTATCTACTTCCTGCACAAACCAAGTAATGCACTTTGTATAAACAGTAAACTAAAAGAAATATTACGCACAAACTTAGACTTTCTAAATAGTATAGAACAGTTTTATTCAAGTGATTTAGACGTAATTAACAAAGCAAAAAGAATATCCTATGGAAACTAACCTAACTGCACAACAGTCTGACTATGCAAGATTCCTGCCAGCACTAAGCACATTCTATGCTCTGTTTGTAGGCAGACAGCGCAGAGGACTTATTGATAATGATCCTTACATTCCTTTGAATCGGGTGCCTAGTGGACTAAAGCACGGTGTAGAAAGTATCAACTGGCTAGCACCAGAAGGTTTATGGAAATATAAGTGGAGTTTGCACAGTGCAGGACACGCTAGTTTAGATCTACAAAAAGATATGTTCCGTGAGGACATGTACCGTGATCGTAACAGAGAAACAAGTTGGCTACTGGGCGATAGTGGTGGTTTCCAGATTGGTAAAGGCAAGTGGGAAGGCGATTGGCGTGCAGGTAGTGGTTGTCCACAAGCACACAAAAAGCGTGATGGTGTTCTAAAATGGATGGACGCTTTCATGGACTATGGAATGGTACTAGATATTCCAACATGGATTGCTAGAGAAAAGCACAGTGCAGCAGTAACTAAGATCACCAGTTATCAAGAAAGTGTAGACGGAACAAAGCATAACAACGAATACTTTATTAACAATCGAAATGGCAACTGTAAGTTTTTAAATGTACTACAAGGCGAAAACTTTAGTCAAGCAGATGACTGGTACGACCAAGTAAAAGAGTTTTGCGATCCTAAGGTATACCCAGATGCACACTTTAACGGTTGGGCAATGGGTGGACAGAATATGTGTGATGTTCATCTAACTTTACGCCGTGTTGTTACACTTATGCATGATGGGTTACTTGAAAAAGGTAAACATGATTTAATGCACTTCTTGGGTACAAGTAAATTAGAATGGGCAATGGTGCTCACTGCGATTCAACGCGGTGTACGCAAACAGCATAACGAAAACTTTACAGTTACATTTGATTGTGCAAGTCCGTTCTTGTGTACAGCAAATGGACAACAGTATACAGGTTATCGTTTGGACAACGACACCAAATGGAGTTATGTAATGGAAGATGCTCCAGACGATAAAGCGTGGAATGCAAATACTACTCCTTACGATGACTTTTGCGACGCAATGTATAATAACTGGATGCCCAGTCCGATAACCAATTTGTTAAAGTTAAATGACATTACAATTTATAGCCCAACAGATGTAAATCGCATGGGTGTTAGTACTGCTACAAGTTGGGATAGTTTTGCATATGCACTGATGATGAATCACAATGTTTATACACATATTCGCAGCGTACAAGAAGCAAATCGTGCGTATGATAATGGCGACTATCCAACCATGCTAGTTGATGATCGCTTTGATCGTACAGAAGTAAAAGATGTGATTGCACGTATCTTTGAGATTGACGACAGAGACAAGCAGTTACAGATGATTGACGATCATTCACGCTTATGGATGCGTGTAATTGGTACAAGAGGCTATACTGGCAAAAAGTCAGTAAATGCATCCACACAGTTTAACAATCTATTTTCAGAAGCATAATGCCAACAGCACTAATTGTAGGTTTAGGTATAGGCGAACTATATCGCAGTGTGTACCAATCACTAGGTTGGGACATTACGACTGTTGATAAAATTAAGCCTGCAGATGCTACAGATGTTTCTAGTGTAACAGGTACTTATGATATTGCTCATGTGTGCACACCTAATTTCACACACGAAGAAGTTGCTAGACAGTGTGCAGCAAAAAGCAGTATTGTGTTTGTTGAAAAGCCAGGCGTTGCTGACAGTGAAGCATGGCAGAATCTTGTAAGTGATTTTCCAAACACACGCATCACAATGGTCAAAAACAATCAGTTTAGGTCTAATGTAAATGAACTTAAAGCCCTAGCAGTTAACGCTGACACTGTTAGACTGAATTGGCTACAGCACAATAGAGTGCCACACCCAGGGCACTGGTTTACAAACAAGCAACTAGCATATGGCGGCGTAAGCAGAGATTTGTTACCGCATATGCTTAGTTGGTTCCAAGTACTAGAGCCTAACTACAGAGCTTATTCAAGGCCTGTTCATCTTTCAAAACAAAACTACACATTAGATCTAGTGCAGAACACTGAGTACGGCACAGTCAATCCTAATGGTGTTTATAATGTAGATGATTGGGCAGAGGTGACCTACCATGGCCCAACTGTATTTGAGATACAAACCTGTTGGAAGTATCCTGGCGGCGACCGTGTAAATATCGAATTTATATACAACGAACAAATATTCCACACAGAGCAACTAGGTCTTTGTCCAGAATCTGCATACCGAGAAATGGTTGACCGCTCTTACAAAAACATATATAATACTGAATATTGGGACATGCAGTACCAATATGACCTTTGGATTCATCAACAGATAGAGTCACTATAAAATGACACGTTTGCTTTATACTGAAGGCAACGGTACATTCCTAGAGAAAAACTACGTAGTACAAAACATGGCACCTAATCAGATCCGTGTTCGTAGTATTATGACTGGTGTGTGTCGTAGCGATATTGATATGATGTTAGGGCACTTTCCTTTACTCCCTGAAGATATGAGTGGACATGAAGGACTTGGACAAGTTGTTGCAGTAGGTAACAATGTCTTAGATATTCAAGTAGGAGATTATGTTGCTACTCGAGGAGAACCTGCATATGCAGATGAGTACAATGTAGATCATTTTGTACAGGTTCCAGAAGCAGATCCTAAATACATTGTAGAGCCTGTTGGTTGTGCACTTAACATTGGTGGAAAGATTGGACTAGGCAGTACACTTATTATTGGTACGGGTTTCTTAGCAACAGTTATTGCACAATGGCTTACACAGCAACAGGGCTTTAACATTATGGGTACGTTCGAAACTAGAGAACTTCCAGATATAGTAGGTAATAGCAATATCGAACTATTGGATACTTGGGGTTATGAACCGTACGAAGACCTTGAGGATGTAGAAGATACTTACGATAATGTTGTAATACTAAAGCCTGTCGATTGGCAAACTGTAATAGGACTTACTAATGATAATGGTAAAATTATTGTAGGTAGCCCTATTATTCCAAGTACCATTGACTTCTCTGAAGCATTATGGAAGAACATCACTATGCATTGTCCAAGTCCAAGAGACGAACACTTCAACAGGTGTATGCAAGAAGCAGTTGATATGATTTCAATGGAAGAGCTCGAAGTTGACACATTTTGGACTAAAGGGTATAATAGAGATACAGAATGGCAGCAGGCATTTGCTGATGCTGCTGATAGACCTAACGGATATTCAAGGGGATATATAGAATGGCGATAGACACACAAGAAAGACTAGACGCAGATTTTTTTACTGGTGTAGAAGTTGAAAATACACCATTCAAAGGCATCAAGCATCTATTCATTGTGGGCGTTAAGCATCCCGATGAGATTAAAGATATTGCTGCACAGTCTGGAACCAAGCACTTATACTTTGGTACAAGTCAAAGTTTTGCACCAGAATCAGACGATGACTGGAATGCATGGAGTGAAATGATTGTACCTCTACTACGAGAAGGCTATGTATGCATCCTTGACTATGATGTATTTTATGCAGAGGAAGTTCTAGAGCAGGGCTTTGACGACTTTCCAAATTTTGTTAGTATGATTAGTGTTAGACTGCCTCACATTGACAAGTTTAATTCTCATGCTACAATTAAACTAGACGACACAACTTGGGGACACAGTAATCAGGGAGTTTGGACACACAGACTAGGCTCTCTACAAACAGACGAGTCATTTACCCCATGGCATGAATATAAAGGCGACGAGATTGTAAAATGAGATACTATCGCATTTTAATCCAAGGGTATGGCGGTGAGCAGTGCTTCGGTAGCCTTACCAAGGAACAGTACGACTTCTGGAAGGACATGGAAGAAGAACATATTATCTCTCATATGATTGATCCATATGAAGAGGATGATGCCAATCCTATATTCGACGATACTGATCCTCGCTGGATCGGTGAGTACTATGAAAAAGAAGATATTATGCATCTAAATGCAACAGCATTAGATACAGCATATATTACTATTGACGAGTATGATGGTGCTGAATATAATAGCAAGCACGTTAAAGATATCCTTGATCCAACAGACTGGAGCGAGTTATTCAACAAGTATGAAGAACAGGGTATCGAAGATAACATTACTTACGAATGGGTAAACTTTCCCAAGGATTATCCTGAGGTTAAATATGTTTTCTATGGTGCTAGTATTGACAAAGGGTGCTTTGGAGACTATACTTTAGAGCTACCCGATGACGAAGAGTTTGACTTTATGAAACTAAAGTGGTGTCAAACTGAAACACCTAATGGTGAAGACTTTATTGAGTTACTGTCTTATGGTGAGCAGGACCTCGACAACTGTGGCGGTGATACAAACGGAAAAGGTATGGCCGCTTGTGTATGGGAATTAAACGAAAATGGCTGATAAAAGAGAGAGTCACGACGAGTTTATCCTACGTAGTATGCGTGAAGAAGGTCTAAAGGATCGAGTACGCAAAGCTTCACGTATGGTATGGGTTAAGTTTGAGAAGGAAGGTATGCATCGCTATCCAGCGGCTGCTGATGATCCTAAACTAGCAACAGGCGATGAATATGATGTAAGTTTTTTGCAATATCCTCATCGTCACATCTTCAAGTTCCGTGTATGGATTGAAGTATTCCATGATGATCGTGACATTGAATTTATCCAGTTCAAACGTTGGATGAATAAACTTTATGAAGGCGAACTTAACGTAGACTTTAAGTCATGTGAGATGATCTCAGATGACCTATATGTAACCATTCAGGATCGTTATCCTGGTCGTGAAGTTTGGATTGAAGTATCCGAAGACGGCGAAAACGGCGCAATAACACAATATTCAAAGGACGTATAATGAAAAACGAAGTGCAAAAGGTATTTGACGACCTAGACGACTACAAGCGTTTCTGCACTGTATTTGGTCATCCTTATAATGAGGCTGATCTATATAACAACAAGAGCCCAGTGTACAACGAGTACACTGCCTTTAAGGGAGGCAAGCGAATCAGCAACAATTGGATCCGCGATGCTAAACTTACAGGAGCAAGGATTTTTGGCCCTAACAGATAATGTATGAACAAAAGTTTAATCATCGGGTGTGTGTAAAACACAACGGCTGGACAGACAGACGTAACAATCTTCCAATGGAGGGCGGCGCTCTCAATGCTGGATACACACCCGTTGATGCTCTTTGTCATATTTCAAATGTACTAGGACAACACGGACTTGTTTATAATCAAGATTGGTGGTGGGAAGGATTTGGACATGACTGGAAGCATGGAACTGAATCCTATCTTATTAACTTGCAGTTTGCAAAAGAAGAGTATAAACTGTTAATACCATTAAAACAAACCTACGAAAGTAGAGACCTATGACAGTATACATTGTAGACTTAGAAGCAGTTGAAACACGTTATACTAGCGAATGGAAGGAACATCTTCCTAAACAACTACGTCGAGCTACAAATGACGAAGTGGTTGTTATCAGCGGAGGGGATGTGCCGCAGGCTACTACTCCAGGTGCGTTTCTAAACTTTGGTGGAACAAATGTTTATAAGAGTAATCAACTTGAACAGATTGCTGAGATGTTTTGCCGAGGGCAAGTGCATAACGGCGACTATTTCCTTTATACAGATGCTTGGAACCCTACTGTTATCCAACTTCGCTATATGGCTGAACTACTGGGGGTTGACGTTCGTATTGGCGGTTTATGGCATGCTGGCAGTTATGATCCTGCTGACTTCCTTGGGCGTCTTATAGGAGATAAGCCTTGGGTAAGACATGCTGAGCAGAGCATGTATGAATGCTTTGATGACAACTTTTATGCATCACAGTTTCATATTGATCTGTTTGCTGAAAGTCTAAAGATTGATCTAGCAAAAACAAAGCGTGTTGGTTGGCCTATGGAGTATGAAGCGGATCAAATGCTTCCATACAAACATATGCAAAAGACCAATACTATTCTTTTCCCACATCGTATTGCACCTGAAAAGCAGCCTGAGATATTCCGTGACCTTGCAGACAGTATGCCAGAGTATGAATGGATCGTGTGTATGGAGCAGGGCTATACTAAAAATGATTACCATAATGCACTAGGTACAGCCAAGTTAGTGTTTAGTGCTAATCTACAAGAAACACTTGGTATTAGTTGGTATGAAGGTTTGCTAGTTGATACCATTCCAATGATTCCCGATCGTCTAAGTTACAGTGAAATGGCTATCGATGAATTTAAGTATCCTAGTGAGTGGACAGAAAGTTGGGATAAATATCAGGAACACAAATCTAGTGTTATTGAAACAATCCACGATTACATGATTAATTACGAAAAATATCGTAATGCAATGCTAACACAAACTAGGAAGTTAACAGATAACTTCTTTAGTGGTAAACTAATTTACGAAGCAATAAAGAATAGATGAACATACTTCTCATAGGCGGTGCTGGATTTATTGGTAAGCACCTTGAACGTGAACTGGAACAAGATAACAATGTAGTTGTTATTGATAAAAAGTTTGGTACTAACATAAACAATCATAACCATCTTAATCTTATAAGTCCAGATTATGATTGTGTGTTGTTCCTTGCAGCAGAACCTAATCTTGCAGCAGTAAAGCGTAGTCCTGTAGAAGCTACTCATACTATGACAACAGGGCTTATCAACTGCCTAACAAAGTTCAACAACAGTCATTTTATCTACTTTAGCAGTAGCATGGTTTATGGTAATTGGGACAGTAACCTAGCAAACAAATACGAATACGAAAATCCTTCTCCCATTGACTTATATGGTAGACTAAAACTAGTTGGTGAAGGACTAGTCAAAGAGTTACACAATAACTGGACTATCGTACGTCCAACCGCAGTGTATGGAGAAGGCGATGATCCTAATCGTGTACTGCCTACTTTTATTCGTACTGCCAAAGAAGGCGGAGTAATTGAAGTAAAAGGACATGATAACTGTTTAGACTTTACAAGTGTAAGTGATGTTGTTCAAGCAGTACGTTTGATGATCGAAAGAAAAAGTAAGAATCAAATCTATAACGTTAGTTACAGTCAAAGTCACGCACTGGATATTATTGCAGAATATATCTGCACACTGGTTGGCACTGGCAGTTATACTATCAGTCAACGTGATTACGACTACCCTAAACGTGGCGCACTTGACATTCAAAAGGCTAGAACAGAACTTGGTTACCATCCTAGGATTAGTGTTCAAGTAGGTATTAAAAAGTTATTGGAGGAACTATGAAAGTAGGATTTATTGGATTAGGAAAGCTAGGTCTGCCTTGTGCAGAAGCAATGGCTGTAAAATACTCAGTTACGGGGTTTGATATTGAAGACCGTGCTAGTGATAATATAAAAGTTGTCACAGATGTAAAAGATGCAGTAGAAAATAAAGATCTAGTTTTTGTTGCTATTCAAACGCCACATCATCCACAGTATGATGGTAGCATGCCTTGTATGGATTATGAGCCTCAGGACTTTAACTATGACCAAGTAAAGCAGTGTTTAACTGAAGTTAACGAGTATGCAAATGAACATACCCTTATAGTTCTTATTAGTACAGTGCTACCTGGCACTGTTCGCAGAGAACTTGCACCTTTGATTACACAAGCACGTTTTATCTATAACCCATATCTAATTGCAATGGGCAGTGTAGCATGGGATATGGTCAATCCAGAAATGGTTATCATTGGTACAGAGGATGGTAGTGAAACAGGTGATGCAAACCTGCTTATTAACTTCTACAAAGAACTTATGCAGAACAATCCTCGCTATAGTGTAGGAACATGGGAAGAAGCAGAAAGTATTAAGATATTCTATAACACATTTATCAGTGCAAAGCTCAGCCTTGTAAACATGATCCAAGACGTTGCTATGAAACTGGGTAACATGAATGTTGATGTAGTTACAGATGCTCTTGCTAACAGCACTCAACGTATTATGGCTCCAAAGTATATGACAGCGGGCATGGGAGATGGTGGTCCTTGTCATCCACGCGATAACATTGCACTACGTTACATGGCTAAAGAATTAAATTTAGAATACGATCTATTCCATGCTATTATGAACAGTAGAGAAGTACAAGCACGTAATCTTGCAAACTTCTTATGTGATTTATCCAAAGAACATGAACTACCTGTACTCATACACGGCTATGCATACAAGCCAGATGTTCCTTATACGGAAGGTAGCTACAGTAGTTTGGTTGCACATTACTGTAGCGAGCGGGGTTTTCATCCTATGATTATTGATCCTCTGACACATCCAGATCCTGGTCCCTATAGTGCAGTAGTTTTACTTGCTCACAACCCAAGTGTAACCTATAACTATATGAACAATCAACAATCTAACAACTTGTACTGTGAACTCTATGAGGACAGCGTTATTGTTGATCCTTGGCGTAGTTTTTCAGACACTAGGTATAAAGTGATCCATTATGGCAACACCCGTATTGCATAGCCACATTGATCCTTTTTGGGATGATGAATATAAAAGTTTGTCCTATAAATTAGAATCTTTTAACAATAGGCACGATTTAGTCGAGTGGAAAAGACAAGGATATGTACATCCTGAAAGTCATTACACAGGCTTCCTATGTGACATGCGTAGCCCTCAACCAAGTTGGAATAACAAGATCATACAATGGGCAGAGGATCAATTTGGTCTTAAAGACATAGGCACAAGTTATTATAGAATGGGTACAGGTGTAATACTACCTTGCCATAAGGATACCTATGCAAAGTATTGTGAGTTGTTTGATTTAAAAGTAAACGATTGCGAACGTATTGTCGTATTCCTTGAGGATTGGCAGAGTGGGCATTACTTTGAGATAGATGGATTCGGAAAAGTAAATTGGAAAAAGGGCGACTATGTTTACTGGAAAGGCGACACAGAACATATGGCCGCTAACTTAGGACTAACCAAACGATATACATTGCAAATAACAGGACACAAATAATGAAACGTATATTATTATTAGGTAGCGGTGAGCTCGGTAAGGAGTTTACCATTAGTGCAAAAAGACTGGGTTGCCATGTTGTAGCATGTGATAGCTATTTAGGTGCGCCGGCAATGCAGGTAGCCGATGGACATCAAGTTTTTGATATGCTAGACGGCGAGATGCTAGGCAGAGTAATTGATACTTATAAACCTGATCTTATTGTACCCGAAGTTGAGGCAATTCGTACAGAAGTCTTACTTGAAAAGGAAGCACAGGGTTATACTGTTGTCCCTACAGCAAGAGCAACTAACCTAACAATGAACAGAGATCGCATTAGAGATCGTGCAGTTGAACTTGGGTTGCGTACAGCAAAATTCGAATATGCTGAGGACTTAGAAACATTACAGAGTGCTTGTAGACGCATTGGTTTTCCTTGTGTGGTAAAGCCTGTGATGAGCTCAAGTGGCAAGGGACAGAGCGTAGTTAACGAAGAACGTGACGTAGATGCTGCATGGAAATATGCAGTATCAGGTATGCGTGGAGACAGGCAGCGTGTTATTGTAGAAGAGTTTATTGATTTTGATCTAGAGCTTACACTGCTCACTGTAAAGCAACATAATGGACCTACACTATTTTGTCCACTAATTGGTCACTATCAAGAGCGTGGAGACTATCAGTACAGTTGGCAACCTGCACTAGAACAAACTTTTACAGGACACATTATCGAGACTCACGCACAAGAGATGGCAAAAATCATTACAGATGATTTAGGTGGCGCAGGTATTTTTGGTGTAGAATTTTTTGTTAAGACCAAAGGTAATAGTCCTGAAGTTATCTTCAGCGAACTAAGTCCTCGCCCACACGATACCGGTATGGTAACCATGTTTACACAGAACCTAAGTGAGTTTGACTTGCATGCAAGGGCTATACTAGGCTTACCAATTGGTGAGATCAAATTAGTCCGTCCAGGTGCGAGTCATGTTGTACTAGCTCATGAAACTACGCATGAGTTTGTTATAAGCGGTATTAACGATGCACTTAAAATACCAGACGTCGATGTTAGAGTGTTTGGAAAGCCCACGACTAGACCATATCGTAGAATGGCAGTTGTACTAGCACCTAGTTTAGATATTGCAAAAGAAGCAGCAAGTAAAATTAGTGTTATAGATATTGCAAGTGATACAGGTTTATAATGGACTATAAAATCTTAGATAAGTTTGAACATGTCCTAAGTGTATATACTGGTGCGCCGCATGTGGTTTTAACAGATAGTTGCACTCATGCTATTGAACTTTGTCTTCGACTAAATCATCCTAAAGGGCCTGTGATACTTCCTGCTCGTACTTATATTAGCATACCAATGACAATGCATAAGCTAGGACTAGAACTTTATTGGGACAAGGACTATGCATGGGATTATGAATATCGTATTGCTCCTACTAATATTTGGGATAGTGCTAGAGCATTTGATGAAAATATGTATATCAGCGGTCGTATGCAGTGCCTAAGTTTCGGTTGGGACAAGCGGTTGGCTATTGGTCATGGTGGTGCTATTCTACTTGATAGTAGGAGCGATTACTTCCAGTTAAAGCGCATGGCGTATGATGGCAGAACGCTAGATACTTCTCCTTGGGAGAATCAAACTTATTGGCGTCTAGGATTTCATTACAATATGCGACTAGAAGATGCAGCAAAAGGTATAGATATGTTGTCACATCAGGAAGAGATGCCAAATTTGCAAAGCCAACTTAAAACTTATCCAGACTGTAGTAAAATACAAATTGACACCTAACCTAAATATGTATAAAATTAGTACAGTGATCCACCACATTAACTCGGAGATAATATGACAATATCACAAACAATCAGGGAACGTATTCAGCAGACAAATGCACGTTTCCATTCTAACGATAATATTAGCGAGTTCATCCACGAAGGTGAACTAGCACTACTTCAAACTGAAGTAGAAGAAAAGTTCAAAGCAGTTCTTGACGCACTAGTTATTGATACCGAAAACGATCATAACACACAAGAAACTGCCAAGCGTGTAGCTAAAATGTATATCAATGAAACATTTGGCGGACGCTATCAACCGATGCCAAAGGTTACAGCATTTCCTAACATGGGCTACAAAAGTATGTACACTAGTGGTCCTATTAGTATTCGTAGTACCTGTGCCCATCATTTTCAGAACATTGTTGGTAAATGTTGGGTAGGCATCATTCCTGAGGATGAAGTAATTGGACTAAGTAAGTTCAATCGTATCATTCATCACATTGCGGAACGCCCGCAGATACAGGAAGAAATGACTACACAGATTACAGAAGCTCTTAAAGAATATGCAAAAACAGAGCACGTTGCTGTTGTAGTCAAAGCAGAGCATCATTGTATGACGCACCGCGGTGTAAAAGAGCACGAGTCGGATATGACAACAGCGGTCTTGCAAGGTGCTTTCCTAGATGAGCCTAGTGTTAAGCAGGAGTTTTATAACATCTGTCTAAGCATGAAGGGTCATGGGTAAACTTCAGAATAGGGAGAAACATATGTTGAAGTTACTAGAAGGTGTAGATCGCAAGTTGGTTAATCAGCTTGTTATCATGCACGTAATCGTAATTGCACTTTCAAATTACTTGGTGCAGTTCAAGTTTAACCTGTTCCCAGGTGCTAACTTGCCATTCTTTGGTGAGTTTCCACTTGCAGTTGCAGCATTTACATTTCCAATTGTAGTTGTTGCCACTGACTTGACCGTCCGTATGGTGGGCAAGGAAGCAGGTAGGGCAGTTGTTGCCCTAGCAGTCATCCCAGCAATCATTGTAAGTATTTTGGTTGTGTGGGGCGGCGGCGCACCAGTTGAGAAGGCACTACGTATTGGTGCAGCTTCGGGTGTTGCATATGGCGTTGGTACAATGCTAGACGTTTATGTATTCCAGCATATTCGTGAGAAGTTCACAGAGATGTGGTGGGCTGCTCCAGCATTTTCAACAGTCTGTGCAAACGTACTAGACACTTATGCGTTCTTCTATACAGCATTTTATCCAGCACCTTGGGTACATGCTGTTGCGTTCAACCAGACAATTACAAAGATTATTGTAGGGTTGATTGTGTTCCTACCAGCATATGGTTTCCTACTAAGCTATTTGCGTAAGAAACTAGGGCGTACTCTATAACAATAACGCTATGAAACGGAGGGTCCGTGTTGGGCCCTCCGTTTTCATAAAGGACAACTTTAATGCCAAAAATATATGAATCACCAGACGGTGGTATTACTATACGTGCAAGAGAAATAGGCGATCCTATTTCAAGTACTATTACAATGGGGGGCTCGACCTCAACGGTGACCATAACTCCTCCAACTGATCCTCTTGAGGAATATCTGCAACAAAGACTTGATATGATGGACAAGTATCCAGAATTAAAAGAAAAATGGGAAGAGTTTGCAGAGTTAGAACGCCATTACAAAGCCTGGGAATTACTTAACGCTATATAGTTTCTAAAAACGGTAGACAAGTCTAGACGCTGTGTTATTATAAGAGTATGTTCAAGGTGAACATGCTCTTTATTAGTCAATAACACGGGGTTAATATGACTTATAAGACACTAGCAGGAGCGTTGCTAGCCACCACAATGCTTACAGCGTGTCAAGGTGGCGGCGGAAGTTCCGCAGTAAACACAGTAAAGCGTTCGTTCGCAACAAATTCAAGTTTTGCAGCTATCAGTGGACAGATTGCTGACCTTGAGAATGTAGTTGCTGCTGCACAAAGTTCAGCAACTCTTAGTGCACTAATTAATCCAACTGAATCAGATAAAATTATGGCAGGAGACATTGTCAGCAAGATTGACAATGTAATTGCTAGTTGGGAAGAGCATAAGGCAGGTATGAATCCTATGCTACTTCGTGCTAAGTTAGAATCAGAAGACTTCCGTAAAGCAGAAGCAGTAGTAAAGATCCTTAAGAATCAGCTTCGTCCAATGGTCGTTGATGTTACCAATGGCAAAGGGTATGACACAGATAAATTTAAGTTCCTAGAAAAGAAGGAAGATTTGGACCGTGTTATTGCAGCTGAATCTAAGTCGATCTTTGAGAGTACTACGCCAACAGTTATTAGTGCAAGCAACAGTAGCGTTACAGTAAGTGAATCAAGTGCTACTACAAGTACTGATCGTGTTAAGGAAACTGTTGTAGTCGATGGCGAGCAGACTGTAACCGGCGGTTCTAGCATCTCTGATCTAACACGTACCGCTACTTGGGTAAAGACAACTACAAAGAAGATGGAGTATGATCGTAGTTGGACAGTGGTCCTACAGAATGTAACCACATATGTTTACAGCGATGGTAGCACAAAAACTGAACGTGGTGAAATCCGTGAAGTACCTTATACACAGACACTTTCGGCTGCTGACATTGTTACTACACAGGACATGTCACAGAACATTGCCTATACAGTTGAAGAACAAAACGATCCAACTACAACTGTCACTCGTGGCGGAACGGTTGTGGTAAACGAGTATGCGGATCGTGTCGATACTATTACACAGGAAGATGGTAGTAAGGTACATAACACCATTCGTACTACTACAACCACAAGCACTACGCCTGTCACTACTACACTAACATATCCTAAGATTAGTGTGTACACTTACACAGATGGACATTCATTTACTCATGATGCTACAGATGAAGTGGTTAGTAGTACAGAAGATGAAGTTGTTGTCAATACAAGTGAAGCAACTGTAGAAAGTACTACAGAGCATGTTGTAGCGAGTGAAACCGTTACAAACGAAGTTATTACAGACGTAACAGAAGCTGATCCAGTATTTGATACAACCTATGAAGACAAGACAACTAGTGAAACTGTAGACGGTAAATTAATTACTACTGTAACACGTTATTACACGACCACTGCTACTATTGTTACTACAACTACCACAAACACAACTCCTGTGACAAAACAGATTTGGACTGATGGTACTGAGAAACTAATTCGCGGTGAAACTGTAGTTGAAACTAGTACTGAAAATACTGTAGTGACAGATAGTTGGACTAAGGTTATGAGCACCACAACAGAGGATGCTCCTGCTGATAGTACACCTATTGCAGACGATCATCCTGACATGGGCACACGTACCGCAGGGTTCAACAGCAATCCTGTAAGCTATCGTACTTCAGAGTTCAATGGAACTTCTGGTCAGAACTACAAGCAGGCAATTAACGCAGACGTTGCATACTCCCGTGGTTGGACTGGTAAAGGCAGTCTAATTACTATTGCTGATACTGGTTACGATAAGGATCACTCAGACCTTGCTGGTGCAGTTAAACATGAGTTCAACACTCTAACAAATGATGCGACGTTTATGGATGACAACGTTGGTCACGGTAGTCATGTGTTGGGTATTGCGGCTGGACGTAAGAACGGTAGCGGTACACACGGTGTTGCATTTGATGCAGACGTTGCTGTCGTAAAAGTAAGTGACAGCACTGGCTACAGTTTCCAACGTGCACGAGTAGGTGCAACATGGGCACGAGACTTAGGAAGTATTGCTTTTAACGCCAGTGCTAACTTTGCAGAAGATACTGCCTTTAAGGGAAGTCTAACTCCAACAGGTACTACTGGTGTCCAGTATAGTAATCACTGGTACTACGGTGAGAATGGATACAATGGTGCTGTAGACGAAGCCAAGTTGTGGGCAACTGCACTAGGTAGCGAACAGATCCTTGTGAACAGTGCTGGTAACTTTGCTAAAGACTATGTATCAGGTACTGGTCAGATGGCCCATGCTACAGATTCTAATGGCAACCTTATTATGGGCGGACGTATGCTAATCGTTGGCTCATATGATCTTGCTAACAATAAGATTGCTAGTTACAGTAACAAGGCTGGTACTGTTTGTGCTACCTGGGACTTTACAAATAATCTCTGTAAAGATGCTGCCAAGGCAAGTGACTTTTATATCCTTGCACCAGGTAGTAGTATCGAAAGTGCGTACAAGGATGGCACAACTGTAACAATGAGTGGTACTAGTATGGCAGCGCCTGTTGTAACTGGTGCACTTGCTATTGTACATCAGATGTGGCCTCACATGAAGGGTGAGAACCTTGTTAAACTGTTGCTAACAACAGCAGACAAGGACTTGCCTGACTATGCTAAACACACACATGGACAAGGCATGTTGGACTTGGACAAGGCTACACAGCCTGTAGGTGCAACAGGTATTCCAACAAGCGGGCGTACGAGTGGTGCTATTGCTAGCCTTGAAACGCTAAGTGGCGGCGCTGCTGTCGGAAGTATTAGTAGCGATGCATTTGCGGCACTAAGTAATGTTACGGTGCTTGATAGCTTTGAGCGTGATTTTACAATCAATCTAAACAACACTCAAGCTATTGATACTCGTCCTGGATCGTCAACAGAAGCACTAAGTTTTGGTGCAAACTATGACGGTTATTGGAATCTTGCTAATGCCGGCGAAGGCACTAGTGACTTGTTTGGTATTAGGACATCATTCAAATTTGACCCAGATGCCAAAGCCAATGGCGACTGGGGCATGCGTACAGAGTATGATGTACATAGTAGCGAAGAAACTACTATTACTGCCGCACTTGGTATGATTAAGGAGACAGGTAAGTTCCTTAACAACGTTCAGGAAGGCTTTATGGGAGTTGGTGAGTCACACACCACAAACTATGCAGGCTTGCGTCTCAATCACAAGTTTGATGAGAACTGGTTTGGGTTTGGTAACTTCCAGTTGGGCATGACAGACGTTGAGTCATCCAAGGAGTTTAGTCTAGTAACTGGGTACAGCACCCTAGTAAGTAACAGTTGGGGTGTTGGTGCAGGTTACAAGTTTAGCAATGGTTGGACTGTTGGCGCTAACTTTAGTCAGCCAATGACAGTTACAAGCGGTAAGATGAACTACAAGGTTCCAGTAGGACGTACACTTGACGGACAGGTATTATTTAATGAAGGAAGTGCTGATGCAAGTACGAAAAATATTGAATATGATACCGGTTTGTTTGTAAAATATAATGTAAACAATGTTGCACTTGCTGGCTATGCAGAGCATCGTAGCAATGTTGCAGGTGTCTCAGGTAACAATGAAGTTAACCTAGGCATGAAAGTGAACTTGAAGTTCTAAGGAGAAAAGGTATTGAACCTAACTACGCTGACATATGAAAATGTAGAAGCACTACAGTTTGATACCAACCACGACCCCGTGAGACCCGAGCTTGACCTTAATTTTAGGTTGGGCCCGGGTCGTCGGGTTTATGTGTTGGAAACGGACGGTAAGTATCAGGCAGCAATTTGCGTTGCCTATACTAATGAAGTACCAACTACTGTAAAGGAACTTGACCTTATGAGTCAGGCTGCTTGTCAGGAAGATCAACACGGTTCTATTTGCGTAGCATATACAGTTTGGAGTCGTGCGCCACGTGCTGGCAGAGACGTTGTTTTTCGGTTGCTAGATGAATGTCGTGCAAATCATAAAGTCAAACGTCTTATTACACTAAGTCCAAAAACGGATATGGCACGTAGGTTTCACTTAAACAATGGAGCAGTTACTTTGCAGAACAATACTGCAACTGATAACTACGAATACAGTTTATGAATATGTTCAAAGATAGGAAACGTGTAATCCTAGATCGCATTGGGCAGAAGCCCTACTTGGTTAGGTATTACTTGTTTCTAAAAGATCGTAAATGGTTTCCATTTAACGTATTCTTACACAAGTTTTTACAAAGCGATCCGGATGAACTACACGATCATCCCTGGCCCTACTTCACGCTAATCTTACGTGGAGGTTATTGGGAGACTACTCCTAAAGGACGTTTCTGGCGTGGTCCAGGACACATGCGTTTTAGCGGTCCTAAGAGTCTGCATCGTGTAGAACTAGAACCAGGAGTATGTGCTTGGTCACTATTCATTCCTGGTCCTAAACTACGTGAGTGGGGTTTCATTGTCAACGGTAAATGGATGCACAATGAAAAGTATTTTGAATGGCGAAAGCAGAAGGTAAGAGATGAAAGATTTAGAAATAGTGCAACGACTGGCTCATGCTAAACTAAGTCAAGGAATAGATCGTGTTAGTCGAAATGATATGTATATTGCATTAGGTAAAAGTGTAGAGCATATCAGTTATACTCTAAAAAACAAATATAATGTTAACTGGCGTTATATCAAAGGACGAAAAGGACCTATTGATTTTGACGCCCGCGACATTATAAGCATCAAGGCGTGAACAAATGAACAAACTATATCTGTCTAATCGAGATATTGAAAAGGGTGTACATAACGTTATAAAGCAAATGTATGCCGACAACTGGCGGCCCGATTATATTGTAGGTATTACCAGAGGTGGATTAATTCCTGCTGTTCTAATGAGTCATCTTACAGGTATTAAAATGCACACACTGGATGTTCGTTTGCGTGATGGCGATGAACAAGAATCTAACTGTTGGATGGCAGAAGATGCATTTGGTATTTTCCAAATGGGTGGCACATATGAAGATAAGAAATTTCTTATCCTAGACGATATTAACGATAGTGGTGCTACATTCCAATGGATTAAAGAAGATTGGCCGGCAGGCTGTCATCCAAATGAACACCGATGGGATAAAGTTTGGAATCAGAATGTTCGCTTTGCAACTATCGTAAACAATCTAGCAAGTCCATTTAACATCGATTATACAAGCATTGAAATTAACAAAGCTGAAGAAGATACATGGGTCGTATTCCCCTATGAGGAGTGGTGGTGATGATTGAACTCTTAATAGCACTGCTAGTTAAGCATTGGCTCGGCGACTTCTGTTTACAAACTCCGTGGATGATCCAGGCAAAAAGTAAACTATTTGGTCTAGGTGGACTGATCCATGCAGCTATACACGGTGTCTTTACATTTGTTATTTGTTATTATTTTATTGGTTGGCCTTTTGCTCTATTTGTTGGGTTAGCTGATTTCGCCGTACACTACACTATTGATTATTGTAAAGAACTAGTATCGCGTATTATGAAACTAACAACAGCACATCCGCAGTATTGGATATTGTTTGGTTTTGATCAACTATTACATATGTTAACATATGTTGCTATTTGGAGTTATGCACGTGGTCTTATTTAATACACATAAAGAATGGATTTCAGAAAATGAACATGTGGAACTCCTTGCAGACGTGGTATATGCTCCAAGGTGGCGCTTTGGACAAACTAGCGATAGTAATATAGAACCTAATTATCCTTGTTGGTTTCAAAACTTCTACACGCATCAAACCTGGGACTATAAGGAAGATTGTCCAGAGCTTGTCAAAACACTAGCTAATCGTTTCTTAGATATGGTGCAAGATGATTACATGCTTGTACGCTGTATGGCTAGTTCAAATACATTTGGTATAGATGGAGATTTCCATACTGATTGGCCTACACCAGAACAGAGTATTACCGGTGTTCTATATACGGATAAAGAATGGGATACCAATTGGGGCGGTAGCACACAATTTAAACAAGGCGATGAATACGGTGCAAGTGAATACGAACCACGAAAACTAATTACATTTGATGCTAGCGTTCTACACATCGGTTCAGGTCCACAACGACGTTGTAAAGAGATGCGTAGTATTATTGCTTTCCAAGCAGTGCAGACGGACGCACTCAAGGCACGTTTAAATAAAAGTTGACACGCTATCATAAATATCTTACAATATTACTATAGAGGACTAAGGTGTTCGACCCTCTTTAAATATTCCGCACACTCCATAACCAAGGAGTATAAACATGGCAAAATATATTAGTACAAAAACATACAGGCATTTAGGTCCAGTAGCATACAGACAGTGGAGAGCAGATTCACACTGCAATCTTATCCACGGATACGCATTAAGTTTCCATTTTGAATTTGAAACTGATGACCTAGATGCTCGTAACTGGGTAGTAGACTTCGGTGGATTACGTCCACTAAAGGACAGCTTAGAAGACTGGTTTGATCACACTCTGCTAGTAGCACAGGATGATCCAGACCGCGACATGCTACTAGAACTAGGCAAAAAAGGCCTAGCAAAGATTACAGAAGTTGAAAAGACTGGATGTGAAGGTCTATCAGACTTTTTGTATGAATACGTAAACACAATATTTTTACCTAGTTGGGAACCTGGCACTAGGGTATGGTGCTGTAAGGTTGAGGTAAGAGAAACTGACTCAAATATGGCTATGCGAGTTGGTCACAGAGAAGATGGAGAATTTGATGTTTAAATGCATTATGAAATGGCTAGGAGTTGGAGACACACCTGCTGTTATTACAGAAGCTGAGCTTAACAAGATGACAAAGAAGGAAATCGATGACTGGGCAGCAGATCATGGTATCAACCTCGATCGTCGTCTTACAAAGGCTAAGATGATTGATACACTAAAAACCCACATAGTTGTAGACTAAGAGGCGTCAATGAAAGTAAGATATACTGAAGCGTTTTATTCAGTTCAAGGAGAAGGTCGCTGGACAGGTGTGCCTAGTGTATTCCTTCGTATGTATGGTTGTAACTTTACTTGTCCTAAGTTTGGTATTGCTAGGAACAGTGACGAAACAGCAGAGCCTCAGATCCAAAAGATTGTAGATGAGATTGATAACTATGATACACTTGAGGATCTCCCACTTGTGACTGTAGGGTGCGATAGCTATGCTGCTTGGCACCCTGCATTCAAACGTTTTCAACATGATGTAGACATTGATCAGCTAGTTGATGATCTACTTGCACTTACACCAACAGGCGCATGGTCATTGGATAATGGTCAGGATATCCATTTGGTAATCACAGGCGGTGAGCCTCTATTAGGTTGGCAACGAGCATATATACAGTTGCTAGAACATCCACGCATGAAGGACTTGAAGAATGTCACGTTCGAAACCAATACTACACAATCTCTGTCAGAGGATTTCAAAACGTACCTCACAGATAATCAACAGGTACACATTACATTCTCTTGCTCCCCTAAACTATCGGTTAGTGGACATACTTGGGTTGATGCTATCAAGCCTGATGTTGCTGTTAAGTACGCTAGTGTTCCTAACAGCCACTTGTATCTTAAGTTCGTTGTTTCTGATGATGTTGATGTGGCAGAAGTTGATAGAGCTGTTGCAGAATATAGATCTGCGGGACTTGAAGCGCCGGTTTACCTCATGCCTGTTGGCGGTACGACAGACAGTTACTTCAAAAACGGTCGTCAAGTCGCAGAGCTCGCCCTCGAAAAAGGCTACAGATATAGCCCACGCCTCCACGTCGACGTCTTCGGTAACGCCTGGGGAACCTGACTTAGAAGAAAAGTTACGTAAAGCTGGTGCATTATGAAAACAGTTTGGGTACGTCATGGTCAGTCAGAGTATAATGCTAAAAACCTAAGTACAGGTTGGCACGACCCTGAACTTACTGAACTTGGAGTACAACAAGCTCTTGCAGTTGCAGAACAGTTAAAAAATAAGTATCAAGTTATTGCAAGTGTGCACTGTAGTGACTTACGTAGAAGTTTTTACACAGCTCGTATTATTATGTCAACTTGTCCTTGGTTCGACGACGTAAAGGTAGATAGTTTACTAAGAGAACGAGACTATGGCGACTGGAGTGGAAAAAACAAGGACGAGATTTGTGTAGAGCTAGGTGAACCTGCTTTTATGAATGTTCGTAGAGGTTGGAATCGTGCACCGGAAAACGGAGAAAGTCTAAAGGATTGTGCTGCTAGAGTTGGAGCATTTATAAAAACTTTAGAGGACACAAATTTACCTCATCTTATTGTGTGTCATGGCAATACGATTAGAGCAGCAAGTGTAATACTAGGAAAGAACACTGCTGAATCAGTACGTGACTGGGAAATAGGAACAGGAGAGTTTATCGAATGGGACTCTTAGACGATGCAAAGAAAGCAGTAGGACTAGGACAGGCTAAAAAAGTAGAACAAAAGCCTGCACCTAAGCCAAAGAAAAAATCAGCAAAAGAGATTGCTACAGAAGCAGGCGAGCCTTGGGTATCGGTACTCAACGTTGAAGTTGACCCTGCCAATCCAGGTAACGGTGCGTTTGAACTAGATTGGAACGAGCACTTTATTAAACAGTTATGGAAAGCTGGATATAGAGACGAAGATGAAAACGATATGGTTGATCGTTGGTTCCAGGATGTGTGCAGACACGTTGTTATGGAAAGTTACGAAAAAGAAGAAGCAATGGTCACTCGTAACGACTTAGGTGATGGCAGGACTGAATACAGATGATCCGAGCTGTACCTCGTCAAGTAGCAAGTAATTATCTAAACACAATGGGTATGAGTTGGCTGCTTAATACAATTATAACAGCTATGATTTTTGGTGCTCTCCTAAGTCCATTAGGATTTTTAATTCTTACTCTTATCACTGACTGGTGTTGGTGGAGAGTTTTCAAACACGCAAACAATCTATGAAAATATATCTAAACGGTGATAGTCACACTGCTGGTGCTGAACTTGTAGGCGATTACTGCTTCGCTAGTGACGATCCTCAATACCTTCATATGGGAGAGCTAGCACACCCTCGTTGTTTGGAATTAAGTTACGGTGCAAAACTAAGTCGTACTCTAAACGCAGGCTACAACTGTGATGCTATTAGTGCTAGTAGCAATGCACGTATCTTACGAACCACTAAAAGGTTTATTAGCGAAAAAAGACCCGAAACTATTATTATTATAGGCTGGAGTACATGGGAACGTGAGGAATGGTTTTACAATGATTGGCACTATCAAGTAACAGCAAGTGGAACAGACAGTGTACCTGATAAACTTGCAGACAAATACAAGCAATGGGTTAATGAACAAACTCGTGAAGAGCTGATTAAAAAGCAGAAATACTGGCACGAACAAATATATCTATTACACAAAGAACTATTAGAACGTGATATCAAGCACGTTTTCTTTAACAGTTACAGTCACTTTGACAGTGTAGATCCTGTAGATTGGAGCGATTGTTATATTGATCCTTATACACAAGCAGGCACATATTGGCATTGGTGCAGTGCACAAGGATTTACTACAGTCAACAATGGTTACCATTATGGTGAAGACGCACACACCGCTTGGGCACGTTATTTGTTGCCACGGTTGACAACTGTTGAAAATGCTAGTAATATAGTTAGAGTAAACAAGGCTAAGATCAACACAGTTTTACGAGTGAATAGATGACTACATATCTGCTGGTAGATACAGCGAACACGTTTTTTAGAGCACGACACGTTGCTCACCGTGGCATGGATCAGTGGACCCGCTTGGGTTTTGCTATGCATGTAACTATGAGTGCAGTTAACAAAGCATGGCGCATCGCAGGTGCAGATCATGTGGTATTTGCACTCGAGGGTAGGAGTTGGCGCAAGGACTATTACGAGCCTTACAAGAAGAACCGTAAGGTTGCCCGAGATGCACTAACTGAAAAAGAACAGGAAGAAGACAAACTGTTCTGGGAGACCTATGATGAACTTACAACATTCCTCAAAGATAATTCAAACTGTAGCGTCCTTAGATGCGAAATTGCGGAAGCTGACGATATTATTGCACGTTGGATTGATATGCACCCTGGTGACGACCATGTTATCGTTAGCAGTGACAGCGATTTTGTTCAACTGGTTAGCGACAATGTAAAACAGTACAACGGCATACAGAATCAAATGATCTCATTAGAAGGCGTGTTTGATGATTACGGCAAGCCTGTAAAGGACAAAAAAACAGGTGAGCTTAAAGAAACACCCAATCCTGAATGGTTACTGTTTGAGAAATGTATGCGTGGTGATAGCACAGACAATGTGTTCAGTGCTTATCCTGGTGTACGCAAGAAAGGCACTAAGAACAAGGTTGGTTTGCTAGAAGCATTTGAAGATCGTGATAGCAAAGGCTACAACTGGAATAACATGATGCTACAGCGTTGGACAGATCACAATGGCGAAGAGCATCGTGTACTAGATGATTATGAGCGCAATCGCACACTGATTGATCTTACTGCACAGCCTGCAGAACTTAAAGAGTACATTGATACAAGTATGCGTGGACAAATGGATACTAAGACTAACAAGATGGTTGGTGCTAAATTCCTCAAGTTCTGCGGCAAATATGAACTGAATAGGATTGCTGAAGATGCTACAAAATATGCAGAGTGGTTACAAAAAGGATATCATGTTACAGGCTAAACCTATTGTACCAAACAAGTTTTGGATCGTTGAAAAGAATGGCCAAAAGGTTGGCACACTTCGACGTGATAAAGACTTTGTGCTTACAGTAGAAAACAAGAACGCACGTTTTCCAGATGAAGCTACACTAACTGAAAAGACCAAAATTAGTTTTGGTAACTTGGTAGAAGTGACAGAAGAACCTAAACGTGAACATGATGTGCACGGGTATCCTTGTAAGAGTGAGCCACATAATGACATCTTCGATGTAAAGCGTAAACTACCTCTATATACCAAGACACCTAAGAGTCAGAGTTTTTATTGTGCAGGATACTACATTATCAAGTTCGATCACGGGTGGGTAAAAAGTTACTGTCCAAAGCTAATTACACTTGGACGCAATGAATACAAAGGACCTTATAAGGATCGGCTAGAAATGCAAGAGCAGTTAAGGTTAGCACAAAATGAGTCGTCCTAATTTTGGTAATCTAGAACGTTTTGCAAACCGCTGTGCGGGAACTAATAGTGAGAACATTACGGTGCCTAGGTCAGAAGCACAGGGCATCGCACGTGAATATCAAAATCTATTAGCATATACTGTTGATCTACAAGCAAAAATTATAGCCTTACAAGAGAACAACGTAATAGACATCGAGATACAGTCAGAATCATTTTAACCACCATAATATACTAAGATAAATAATAATGTTAGTATATTATTGGAAATCAAATGAGTAGACCTAAACCTAATGTTTTATTAGAAAAAGTTGATCGTGCTAGTTATAAAGCAGACCAAGTACTTGCAAGTGAAGGCATATGGAGTGTGTTCTATCAAGGTAATCCTATAAATCTTAAGAGTCATAATATTCTAACCAACTATCCAGGTCCAAAGTACAAGAAAGTAAGTTTTAGTAACCCAGGACATGCTATCAATCTCTGCAAGAAGCTCAACCAAAAGTTCACAACCAAGGACTTTACAGTTGTTCTATTAAATAGTGGGAAGACTATTTTTCCAGGGAATGAGAACTAAACAACAATATACAGACGTTTTTCTTAAAAACACAGAGCATACACGAGTTCCAAAGGGTACTGAAATGGTATTCTTTTGGCAGAATGTACGTGCTGATGGTGGCCTAAGACTAACAGACCAAGGCTTTAGATGCTTAATAGAGGACATAGGCCTTACTTCATACGACATTAAACTATGGGACGATAACGGACGAATAGACACAGGCTACAAGTTTCTGCTAGACCTAGACAAGCACTTAGAAGTGCCTTACTATGTGCAAGTAGGACGTTGGCCTCGCATTATACTATTTGATGAACAAACCTACTTCTGGGCAATTATGCACGGAGATTTTCAGAGATTCTTAGATGGCTACAAAGTACGAACTGGGATATAGCAAACCTATAGAAGGTAGCAGATGGAAACATCTTGTTAGCGTTTGGTTCAACTATCAGTTCCATGACAAAAATGCTGACATCACTGTGATTTATAAACGGGTACGCACTGAGTTCCTTGAGTTTATGAAAGAGCATTACGGCCCTGAGAACAAGCGTTGGAGCGTAAGATGGGCAGATTATGGTGCAGATGTACGTTTCGATAACACTAGTGACGCCGGTAGCTTTATAATGTTCTACACAAAAGAGAATCGTCTTAATGCTATGGGCAGATTTTACCGAGAAAATGGTGCATATTCTGGTATGAGAGGGCACTGAAACGGTTGACGCTCCCCTTATATGTGCTAATATGTATATATAGGAAATGAGGAGCAACGAAATGGCTTATATCAGTGCAGAAGACGTCAAGGCAGTCCGTAAAGAGCTTAAGACTGTTTATCCCAAGTATAAGTTCAGCGTTCGCAAGGGTGCTGGCAGCCACAGCTTAGATGTTACGCTAGTGAAAGGTCCCAGGGATCTTAGCGATATTACTGCTACTGGACATAGTAATGTTAACGAGTATCACCTAGACCAAGTTGGTAAGCACCAGATTTTCTTCAAGCGTATCCTAAAGATCATGAAGACTGCACCTATTCATGGCGAAGGTTTCCATGCTAACAAGGGTTGGTATGATAATTCGGATAGCATGACTGACTACTTTGATACGGCTTACTACCTCAACCTGAGCATTGGTAGCTGGAACAAGCCATACGAAAACATTCGCTAAAACGGTTGACGCATAGCACAGATGTGTTATGTTTATATGTAAGTTGAATCTGAGGAGATTTAGAATATGTCAGAAGTAGATGCAAGAACTGTTACTATCCAGGAGGCAGAACAGCGTATTGTTCGTGCTTTCCGCAAGAAGCGTCCGGTCTTCCTTTGGGGACTGCCGGGTGTTGGCAAGAGCGATCTTATGCAACAGGTCGCAGACAAAGAGTACTTGGGTAAGACCTTGCTCATTGATCTGCGTGTTGCTCTTTTTGAGCCCACGGACCTGCGTGGTTATCCTGTGCCTAATGTGCAAACAGGTCAGATGCAGTGGCTTCCTCCCAGTGATCTGCCTACTGAAGCGCAGGCAGAAGAGCATGACACTATTATCTTGTTCTTGGACGAGATGAACAGTGCTGCTCCTGGTGTACAGGCTGCTGCCTATCAGCTTATCCTCAACCGTCGCATTGGTCAGTATGCACTGCCTGACAACGTTGTGATTGTTGCTGCTGGTAACCGTGAGAGCGACAAGGGTGTTACCTACCGCATGCCTACACCGCTTGCTAACCGTTTTGTGCACTTGGAGGTGCGTGTTGACTACGATAGCTGGGTGAACTGGGCTGTTACTAACCGCATCCACGAGGACGTTGTTGGTTACGTTTCGTTTGCTAAAGGTGACCTTTGCGACTTTGATCCTCGCTCTAGCGGACGTTCGTTTGCTACACCTCGTAGCTGGAGTTTTGTTAGCGAGTTCCTCGACGATGACGACATCTCGGACAATGAGCTTACTGACTTGGTAAGCGGTTGCGTTGGCGAAGGTATTGCTATTAAGTTTATGTCACACCGCAAGGTTGCTAAGGATATGCCCAAGCCTGAGGACATTCTCGCTGGTAAGGTCAAAGAGTGTAAGATTAAAGAGATCTCAGCACAGTATGCTCTTACGATTGGTATGTGCTACGAGCTCAAGGATGCCTACGACAAATTTGGCAAAAAGGATAGCAAGAAGTGGCACGAGCTTGCGGATAACTTCTTCCGCTTTATGATGGACTTCTTCCCTACAGAGATGACTGTTATGGGTGCTCGGACTGCTATCTCTAACTATAATCTGCCGTTTGAAGCTAACAAGCTCGCGCACTTCAAAGAGTTCTTTGATCGCTTTGGCAAGTACGTTGTAGCGGCTAACCAAGAAAATGACTAAACGGCTCCTCCTCAGTGCCTTGGTAGCAATTTGGCTACCAGGGTGCGACGTTGACAGAAAACGTTGCATACTAGGAGAGTGCTCTAAAGAATTAACAAAGCCGCCTATGTACGGCGAGAGAGTAACTAAGGATACAAAAGATGTCAGAACTAACCCTAAATGAAGATTTTGAAATGTGGTGGAAGATGCGTAAGTATCAGGATAGAGATATTCCAGCCAGGGAGTTTGGTGACCAAAAGGTTGTTTACAAGCATGGTAGCAACCGCGGATGGCCTGGCGATGAAGAGGATGTACAGTATTGGGTGGAACTTGAGAACGGATTTGCTGTAGGTATGCGTCACGGTCGCAGCGAGTCAGGAATGCGCCGTGCAAAATATGCAGAATTTCCTGTAGTCAAAATGGTTGACTTAGGATAGTATCTATCGTATTATAGATTCAGTAGAGCAAAGTGCTTTACAAAAAAGGTCGAGTATGACCGCTAACTTATGGGCCGGAGTGCCCGATGAAAAGGAGAAGTAAAATGAGTAATTACGCTCAGAAAATGAACAGTCTTTATGAAGTTGCAGCAAGTAACTTCGTAACTCTTAGTGAACGTCTGGCCAAGGCGATTAGTAAAGCCCCATTTTTCCGTGGGCAGTTAGAAGCAGTAGTAGACGAGTTTAAGCGTCGTAACTGTAATCCCCCAACCGAGCGAGGCTGGACTAAGTTTAGCGACATTGGGATATGTGAATCAATTCACGTTCCGTTTGATAAAATTCTCATCGATGAGACTATGCAACGCGAGCTTAACATGCGTCACATTCTAAAGATTCTCAGCTATTTTAGCGGGACAATGGTGATGGCAATTCAGGTGTACAGGGACGATGCTCGTCCTGGGTACTACATTGCCTGGGATGGCCAGCACACGGCGATTGCACTACACATTATCCTTACTAAGGTATTTGGTGAACGTGCTGCCGATGTAATGGTTCCTGTGAACATTTTAAGTTCAAAGCAGAAGTTGGAAATTCGGCGTAACTTCATTCTCTTGAATGGCGACGCTAAGGAGAGTTTGGACTTTATTGACAGCTACAAGCAGATGGTTTATGCTGTTAAGGTAGATGGTAGTAACGATCCAGAATGGGTGGATACTGCACTCAAGAACGATTATCTACGAGATGCAGGTTTGTTTGCTACACACTCCAAGTTTGGGGATGAGGACGAACCAGGTGCGTTTACTTTGCTTGCTGACACACTTATGTCAAAGAGTCTTAAGACTCGTAAGCATCCAGAAGTTACTCGCATGTTTGCAGAGTATTGGACTTATCTTAACGAACAGCGTCCGGTACGTGCTAAGGAAGCTAGGCAGTTGTACGAGTACTTCAACCTCTGCTACGAACAGGGTATCGAAGTAGATAAAGACTATCTGCTCAAGATGGTAGCCTTTACCAAGTCTTACTTCGAGGCTAACTTTGGCGAAGATGGTATGTTCTGGGATAAGGTGCGTATGGCTTACACTAATTGGTATGCAAAGGCTAACCCAGATAGTTATAAGGAATTTGGTCTCAAAGGCTTTACTACAGAAATGCGCACAGGTATTCCTTTCCTCATCGCACAGATGAAGAAGTCAACAGACCTTAAGACTCCTAGTTATGTACCAAACAACGGCTTTACTGTTGGTGCAAAGGACCTTTGGTAATGTCTACTTTACGCGATCCTAACAGGGATAAGCTAAAGTCCAACGCGGTGTTGCGAGAGCAACACCGCAAGGGCTCTACCTGTATGTTAGCAGACTGTGACGGTGAACTTAGCGTTTACGATGGTCCTGGTAGCAATAGCCTGTGCAGAACACATCAGCTTATGTGTATAGAGTATGGCGGAATGGGTAAAGCAGAACGCCCGCATACCTTCTACAGAGGGTGGATATGCACTGGCTGCGGTTATGATCCTAGGGAAGATGACATACGTTTTGGTCATATTGAGGACGAGTATCACAAGATACGAGCTATGCGAGGTGTAATGCATGGGGATCATATACACCTAAAAAGCCAAGGCGGACAGGACACAGAAGAGAATATTGCTACCCTTTGTGTGCTATGTCATATGGCTAAAACCTACTCAGAGAAGGATTATCTGGGTTCGAAAAAGGTTGACGCATAGCATATCCATGCTATTATTAAATATAGCAAAGGAGTAAGTATATGCCCAAAACGACTGCGAACAAGAAGAATGTAGATTTGCCCGTAGGATTTGACACAGATCCTAACGAGGATTATGAGGCTCGCGAGCAGCTAACCACTGCCCGTGTTGCGCTTCTTATGAAGGCTCCGTTCTTTGGTAACATGTCCACACGTTTGCCGCTTGTTAACGCAGACGCATGGTGCCCCACAGCGGCTACAGACGGTCGCTACTTCTATTATAACAGCAAGTTCATCCGCATGCTTAAGAAGAAGGAGACACAGTTCCTCTTCGGGCATGAGGTCCTGCACAATGTTTACGAACATCTAGGTCGTAGCAAGCTCAACAAACATAATGCTACGATTGCTAACATTGCAGCGGACTTTGCTGTAAACGGTGATCTTGTTAAAAGTCGTATTGGTCAGCTGATTACCACTGTACCTGCTCTGCACGATACAAAGTACTACGACATGAGCATGGAGGAAATCTACGATGACCTCTATGAGAATGCCGAAAAGATCGACATGGATCAGCTGGTTGACATGTTGCTGGACGAACATCTTGAGGGAGACGACGGCGAAGGTAGTGGTGGTAAGCCCGAAGAGGACGAGAACGGTAACCTTGTTAGCAAGAGCAAACCTTCTTACAGCGAAGAAGAAAAGAAGCAGATTCGAGATGAGATTAAGGAAGCACTAATTAACAGTGCCAAGCAGGCTAGCGGTGCAGGTGATATGCCCGCAGGTGTTGCTCGTATTGTTAAGGATCTCACTGAGCCTAAGATGGATTGGCGTGCTCTGCTTGCTATGAGCATTGAGAGCAGTGTTAAAAGCGACTACAGTTTCCAACGTCCTTCACGTAAGGGTTGGGATAGCGGTGTGCTACTGCCAGGTATGATCCCTGAACAGACTATTGACATTGCTATTGGCGTGGACATGAGTGGTTCAATTGGTGACCAACAGGCACGTGACTTCTTTAGCGAAATCAAAGCTATCATGGACATGTACACGGACTTTACTATCAAGCTCTGGTGCTTTGATACTAAGGTGTACAATTACGCAGAGTTTACTGTTAGTAACATTGACGAGATCATGGACTACCAGCCCATGGGTGGCGGCGGTACAGACTTTGACTGTAACTGGACGTTTATGAAGGAAGAGGATATACAGCCTAACCGTTTTGTTATGTTTACTGATGGTTACCCAATGGGTTCATGGGGCGACGAGTTCTACTGCGATACAGTGTTTATCATACACGGTCCGGATAATATTAAGCCGGCCTTTGGTAACTATGCATATTACGATGAGAAAAAGACTCACTGAGCCATTTTATCTTGGATATCGTTCTTAATATCTGCACAGTTGTTTACAAACACCAGGAGACTGTCTAAGTACTCTTTGGGTGATATATCTAAACCTCTTATAATTAAGGCAACTTGAGACTGGTTATAAAATTCATTGTCCAAAGGTTTAAGATCTATACCTTTTTGCATCATAAGCACTTTCATAGGACCTATTAGATCCTCTAATGTAGTCCAATCTCTTTTGAGTTTTTTGTGTACACTATCACTAATTGGCTTCAATTCATTTTTATCTAGCATGGTGTTTAGCGTTTTATAAATATCTATATAATATGCTACTATTTTAAAACCTGCTTGACACTGTAGAACTTTCTTATATGCGTCCGTGAATTCATCTTTAGACTGTGCATGTGCAGGTCCAATAGAAATAAATGCAAGAATGATTAAAGAAAATATTGTTTTCATCTACAAAAAACCTTATAATAATACTTAGTATCGTATACCTATAGGAGAATCGATAATGACAGACGAAACACAGGTTGAAGAAACCGAAACACAAGTTGAAGATCCAAATGCCCTGCAGGCTGCTGATCTCAACACAATGGCTACTATTCTAGAAGCAGTAGCACAACGTGGTGCCATCCGTGCAAATGAAATGCAGCTTGTTGGCGCACTTTATAACAAGCTAATGGGCTTTCTAATTGCTAACGGTTTGCGTCAAGCACCAGGCGAAGCACCAGCCGAAAGCGAGGAAGAAGTAGAAACAGGAGAAGCAGACGATGCTTAAACACGTAGGCAGACACAGTGACCAGAGAGTAGCCGTAATCTTTAGAGAAGTTCCTAATGAGGAACACATGTGCTTGGTAATTTATCCAGGTCAGCTACCAACAGCATATCATAACGATCTTATGAAGTGCATTGAGAGTGATGCAGGACAGAGTTCAAGTAATCTTGGCGAAGCCATGCAGAGAGTAGTTGGTACAGATGGTCGCAACCTACTAGTAGCTGCTCACCGTGAACGTTGGATGAAGAAGGTACGTTGTCAGGACGTAATTATGACACCAGTTCCTAATCAGGAAGGTGCACGCCTTGATGAGATTAACAAGATCATTACCGAAATGGAATCAGGTGCTGATGCTGCCAAGCGTATGGCAGAGATTGATGCACAGGCTGGTATGGCAGATCCTGCAAAGACTGTAAGCGATACAGCATATGCTGCAACTGCACCTGCAGGTGTACTAACTGATTCAGATATTGCCGCAGACATGATGAAGCAGGCAGCACAAATGGAGTCACAGATTGCAGGACTACAGGCAGAAGTTGCACGTCTTACTGAAGAAGCAACTGCACTCGATCCAAGTGTTGCTCCAGCACCTGCTCCTAAGAAGCGCGGTCGTCCTAAGAAGAAGGCTGCTGCCTAATGAAGGTAAGCCTGGTTAGTTTTAGTCAAGCCAGTCCAGAGTTTTTAACTGCTCACGATCTTGCTGATGCAGATGTACAGGACCTTATTGCGTTCTGTGCTAGAGTCAGCAACCCTAGTGGACAGTTAAACATGGAAACTAGCGCAAAGCTCATTAAATATCTCATCAAACACAAGCACTGGTCTCCCCTAGAAATGGTCAGTGCTTGTATGGAGATTGAAACTACTCGTGATATAGCAAGGCAGATCCTACGTCACAGGAGTTTCAGTTTTCAAGAGTTTAGCCAACGCTATGCTGATCCCACAAAGGATTTAGAGTTCGTTACCCGTGAAGCACGTTTGCAGGATACTACAAACAGGCAGAACAGCATTGATACAGAAGATGCTAGTCTACAAGCAACATGGGAAAATAAACAGCTCATTGTTATTGAAGCTGCTCAAAAGGCATATGCGTGGGCTATTGAGAATGGTATTGCTAAAGAACAAGCCAGGGCTGTATTGCCTGAGGGTAATACAGTAAGCCGCATGTATATGAACGGTACGCTACGTAGTTGGGTACACTATATTGAACTACGTGGTGCTAATGGTACTCAAAAAGAACACATGGATATTGCCCATGCGTGTGCACGAGTAATTGCAGATGTGTTCCCACTTGCGGACGAAATGTTTGAATGGACGTAACTCACAACTGGGTACCTAAACATTCATACCCACAAGGTTGCGGTTACTGGAAAGTATACGAACATCAAATACCCCTAGAATCTAATGGTGTAATTGGCGAGAGCATATGGTGGGCGGCAAATAAATGTAAAAGTCGCTGGGGTTGGTTTTTTACAGAGCATGACAGTAATGCTGTTATGACATTTGAAGATCCTGAAGAAATGGTTCTTTGGGCATTCCGCTGGCAAGCAGAACATAGGAAACAAAATGGCACATGTACATAAAAAAGTGATAACCAATCCGCCAGATATTGACGGCATCACACAAATGCTTGGTATTGGAAGATTAGAACTTGTAAGTCTTGCTGCAGGCGTCGCACGTAAACGAGGTATCAAACCCACAGAAGCACTATGGATGTTACAGCGCGGTGAAGTTACTAGAGAGCAAGCAACTGAAGAAATAATAGAACGATTTAGGCAAAAACTACCAGAGCCTGAGGTTAAAGAAGATGATACGTCTGCACAATCTGAACAGACTGTATGATGAACTAAGACCTAGTTTAGATCGAATCAATAATATAACACTTACTAATCCTCAAGCCATGCTTGGGGATTATACCTATGCGTTTGAAGAACGCATTGCTACAGTAGCAGGTGCACGTTATGCTGCCGTAGTAGGCAGTGGCAGCGATGCACTCATGTATGCCCTAGTAGCAGAAAACGTCACAGGTTTAGTAGCAATGCCTGCACAAACTTACATAGCAACAAGTAACAGTATCATAAGAGCAGGTTGTTCTCCTGTGGCTATCGATGTAAACACTCGAGGACTCATGCGATGGGATCTTATACCACAAGGTATAGATTGTGCAGTATGGGTGGGCTTGTTTGGTAACCATGATGAGATACCAGACTCTATTGCTGTAGTAGAAGATGGTGCTCAACACTTTGGTGCACCACTGCAAGCAGACACGGCCGCATACAGTTTCGATCCCACAAAAAGTCTACCTAACTTTGGCAACGGCGGCGCAGTTGTAAGCAACGACAAACGTGTAATTGATGACGTAAAACTATTACGTAGACATCATACAGTAGACGGGCATGTTGGTGGCAATAGTATTATGAGCGAGCGTGATTGTGCTGAGATGCTAGTTAAATTAGATCATTTCCCGTTCTGGCAAGAGCGTAGACAGGAGATTGCTAGAGACTATCATCAGCAGTTAAGCAGATACGTAAAGTGTGTAACTGATGCAAATGGACAGGTTAGTAAGTTTGTTATTGAAACATCACGTAGAGCTGACTTACAAGCACATCTAACACATCGTAAAATAGAAACAAAACGTGCCTATAGTGAGCCTATTGCTACACTAGACAGAGCAGTGGCAAACTGTCATAAGTTTTTACAGTTGCCTTGCGATCCATATATGACTGATGAAGAACTGTTAGCTGTTGTAGTGGCTGTCAAAGAATTCTTTGAGGAAAGCCCACTCGAAGGTTTGCTGTAGATCATTTCCATCTTCAACATACTTGACAGCATCCTCAGCACCTCGTACACTCCACTCACCATTCTCACCATTACCAACTGTGCTCCATTGCTCTAGTCTATAACGACTCTCAATGTCCGACTGTTGAGTAAGTTTAACACACTCACGAAACGCTGTACGCCAAGTTTCATATGGTGTGGTGTTAAAGTCAGCAGTGCTTCCTACTACAGGAACAACTCCGTGTCTAGCACTTAGTGTAAAATCCAGACCCCATTCTGTAGCATCTAACACCATTTGCTTGTGGTATGCAATAATACCCATATGTCCATACTCTAATCCGTTAACAGGATTGCGGCTGTGGAATATCCAGTGCTTGGGTCCTTGTAGCCAGTCTGGTTGCCAATTAAAATCAAAGTCCGGTTCTACACGACACTTGGCAAACACATTAAAAAACCAGGGCGTCTCACTGACTTCTGCACAGGCTTTGTATGCTTGCGCTCTGCCTGTCACGCCGTCTATGCGCTTTGCTCTAGGGCACATACACTTGAGCAGAAACCAGTTTTTATCGGCGTTTTTTTCACCATTGCTCAAGTATACTACATCTAGCGGTTTTTCTTCTACATTGTAGTCATTATGACGCAATATGTATGGGTAGTCGTAGAATTGGTCCTTAAAATGCTGTTTACAGTCTCTAGGCACTAGTAGTACGCTACCACTTTGTGTAAAGGCGTGTAGATCACGTTTTTTCCATAAACTAGGCTCATAGTCAATGTCTGCGGGGGTTTGATTATGCCAAGCATATAGGCTTGTTTGTTTATCCAAACTATCAACTGTGGGCCACTCATAACGCTGTATATAGGGCTCTGTATGCCAGTTGATATGCTCGTACCACTCTAGTAGTTTAAGGCCCTCTTGCTGACGCTTAAAAGCAGCTACAGGCACCAGGAAAGTATCGCCAAACTGTTGGTTACCGCTTGCCCAACAGTGTATTTGATCTGCTTCCCAGGGTACAGGTTGCCATGTAAAATCAAATGTTGCATAATTGCAACAGTCTGCTACAATCCAAACATACTCTGTACGAGCACGGTTAACACACCTACGTATTGTATCTAAGTGTGTACCGTTCCAACGAGTGTATTGTGTATGAGCAGGCAGGTCAACAGTGTTGCCTGTGATCTGCATGCAGAAGATATCAAACATCTATTTGTTCAACGGGTATGTTACATTCCTGCAGGAACTTTAGTCCAGCGTCTAATCTATAGGGATGAACGTAATACACTTGTTTAATACCGCTTTGGTATAGAAGTTTAGCACACTCCATACAAGGTTGATGTGTAATAAATGCAGTGGCACCTTCACCACTCTCACTACAGCGAGCAAGTTTCGCGATAGCATTAGACTCTGCGTGAAGTACTTCTGGTTTGGTAATCAACTCAACATGATCCGCAGTACCGTTGCCTGTCATAAATTGGGTCTCACATTCGTTGGTCCAGCCGCTGGGCATTCCATTATATCCAATGCTAATCACACGATTGTCTTTTACAATTACACAGCCAACTTGTAGTCTAACCGCAGTGCTACATTCAGCGTATGCAAACGCTGCCTTCATGTGTGCTAGTTTGTGCTTGTCTTTCACAGTCCTAGATCCATTCTCCATGGATACATTGTATATCCAAGAGGACGTAAGACGAACTCTTCAAACAGTACGATTAAAACAATACCAAAAACCCATTGCACCCAACGTGGCCATGTTGCTTGCCAGCGTGTAAATGGACGTAATATCCATGCCAATATATTGGTTACCTTGCCCCAGAACCAATCACCTACACTAAAGGGAGGAACTTTCCATAGTACTACAGGAACTATTAACCACCATACCCACTGTGGATAATCATCATTAGGATCATCTATTACAATCATTAGAACTAGTAGTGCTAGTAGGTATGCACCGATCCATTTTTTCATATGTGCTAGGAACATACTCTTACTCCATATTTCTTTTCAAAACGATCTGCATCAGTACGATCATTTACCATGGGTTCGCCGCGGATATTAAGACTGGTATTTAACAGCATAGGACAGTCTGTTAGCACATACCATTTCTCTAATAAATCTCTAGCACCCGTCTTATCATCCTTGCCCACGGTTTGCACACGGCTTGTACCGTCATAATGCACAATAGCGGGAAACAGATCCGGATGTTTACAGTGATATGTATGTTGCATGTATGGACTTTTGTCCCCATCCATAACAAAATAATCCTGTGCATGCTCCTCGAGTATCATAGGAGCAAAAGGTCTAAACTTTTGCCTGCGTTTGATTTCGTTAACTCTATCCTTTATATCTTCGCCTCTAGGATCTGCAAGTAAACTACGATTACCTAGCGCACGTGGTCCGAACTCTGCACGACCACTTGCAACTCCTACTATGCCTTCACGCTGTAGCTCACCAATAATCTCTTCACTTGGATATTCTCCAGGAATGTTTGTGCCTAAATACGGCCCTTGCCAGTTTAACTGTTTACCATATGCTAGCGCGGCTGCGCCTAGACTTGAACCACAGTCTCCTGGATTAGGCATAATCCACATATCATTCCATATATCTCTGATGTGACTGTTTGCCACACAATTAAGAGCAACTCCACCCATGAACACACAATTTTGTAAGTGTAAACCCCAACGTGTGCCTGCAAGTTGTCGCATAAAAGTTCCTAAAAAACGTTCTGTGGTTAACTGAGTTGCACGAGCAAGAGTCTCTTTGCCATATTCAGCACCAAACTCGTATTCTATGCCTGTATGAAAGTTTCGTTTAAATTTTTGTTTGTGATCCTTATCAATAGCCATTTCCCATACGTCACGATATGCATCTTTTTTACCGTATGCAGCCATACCCATTAGAATATACTCTTCTTCCATAGGCTTGAGACCAATACGATGTGTCATAGCACTGTAAAACAAACCTAAACTATGAGGATATAACTGTCTATATATCCTCTGGTATTGTGCATGACCATCGTCGTCGTACCAAGCTCGCCATGCTGTAATCGTATCCCATTCTCCTATGGCATCTATAACAACAACCATTGCTTCTTCGAAAGGGCTGGTTTGAAATCCTGCGGCTGCATGACTCAAGTGATGACTGTATGTACTAATACTTCTAGTAGGCCGACTGTCCATGTTAACAGATGTTGGCAATATATCGTCGAAATACGGAGATAGATGCGCTCTAGGACTTTTATCGTTCAACGCCTTTCGCCATTCGCCACTATAAATCTGCCGTGTCTTTTTAAGCCACGGGCGTTCGTACCAGGCTACTACATCAGGCATTCCGTAGCTGAGTGCCTCATTCATAATGCCTTCATTTAGTGTACTATCATTTTTTACTTTGCTATAGCGTTCGCTATGACCAGCAAATAATATATTGCCGTTACCGTCTACAACACTCACACCAGCATCGTGAAAGCCGGCGCTCACACCCATGTATGTTTTAATTTTCATTTGTAAATAAAAGGATCTCTTTTACGTAGTTCTTTTAGTCGCTTGCGATACTGTATCTCAAGTTTAATTCTATTAATAAGGTTGCGAATCCATTTCATTATAATAATCCTAGTGCTTGCATCTGCACATTTTCATAGTCTTTATCGTCTACAGTATAATCAAAGTAGTAGGGAACACCATCTACTTCAATAATATGTATGTTTAGGAGAGGACTCATCATGTCCCAAATCTGCTCTGGGTCAGTCGTTCCAAAACTACTTAGCACATCCACTTGGCCCAGAGGCAAATATCCTAAACTAAGGTTTGGATCGGTAATATCCTTATCATTGTCCATAAGCCAAGCATAATACTCATCCATCTGTTTATCATGCCAGGGTTGATCGCCGCCTCGAACAACGTCACGACCCCATTCAATATCAAACTCTCCACTGTAATATTTTAAATCTGTAATTGCTTCGCATACGGTGTCAGTAAGTTTAGGTGCACCTTCGTCTCTAAACACTTCAAAGTATGTCTTACCTATTTGACACCAATGCATGTATACACCACCAAACACACGATCATATCCGTTAGTCGCAAACCCTGCCCGATATTCATCTTCTAGGTGTAGACGTGGAGCGTTTAGGAATGTAGTAATTTGACTAGGGCGTGTCCAGTAGGGATTACGTTTATGCTTTACACGACTAAGAATATATGATTCCATTTCGTGACACAGATTGTTCAACTGCCTAATACTGTACTTTACATATGGATCTGCACGATAATAATAATCACTTAAATTTTCCACTGTGCCTTGTAATACTTCGAAATGATTGTGTAACGTATTAAATGTATCGTGCTTGATATATTCTAGATCACGTTCAAAATCGTATTTGTCTACATGCCACCATACACTCTCTGACGTATATTCTTCACTCATAGAATAATCTAATTCGCTAGCATTTATACGATCTACATGCTTGATTAATTCACCAATCATATCGTCTAGTCCACGTGCCTGCTTGGGAAAACCCATAAAGCAAAAGTTTTTTTCTAAGTGTAGCCCACGCTCGAGAATATCTACTAGAGCAGACTTCCATGCACGAGCCATGGGAATATCGTGGGGAGTTATTGTGTAGTCTAACTCACCGCTACCTTTGTAAGGACTTTTAAGAACTACTCGTATCAATACTTGCCCACCATTGCTTTAGTTTACCATACACCCAAGGATCATTGCCAATTCTTAAGGTATCTATAAACTTTAAACCACTCCTACGACTGTCGTATAGGTCCATTCGTTTTTTGGCTTTTCGTCTAGCCTCTTGATATGTGTCGGGATACTCTTCAGCAAACGTAGGCCGATTGAGTAAGTTTACCAACACATCATGCATTGCCCCATTGGTTAGAGGAAGTACACGATTTATTATAGCATGAAGCTCTTGCTTGGGCAAGAACAAAGGAGACATCGCTATATCTGGCGTAAACGCAAAACACACCTTTACTAATAGATCCACATCTAACTCATTGGCTAGCTCTTGTATTTTTAGAATTTGGCCTAGGCCCGGGGTAGTTAGTGTAAAGTCCAGTCGCATTTGTCTGCGATGCTTGCTATGTTCTAAACCTTGCTTGAAGTTTTCTATAAACTTGTTATAGTTTAATCCAGTACGTATGTACTCTCCAACCTCACCAACACCGTCAAGGCTAGCACAGATTTGCCAGTCTCTTACCTTCGCAAGTATGTCAGTATAAAGGTTGCAACCACCTAACTCAATACGGCTAAGGTTGGTATTGTATCTAGCGTATATACGTGGACCATCTCCAAGTTCAATAATACGTTGCATGTAACGCCAGTGCTGTTCATACATAAGTGGCTCGCCACCTACCCAGTATATTTCCTCAACACGGTGTTCTTCTACTGCGCGAGCAAACTCCTGTTCAACCGTATCCTTTTGAAACTGGTCTATTGCTTGCTTAACAGATGTTTCCATCCAGGGTTCTATTTTACCATCCATACGTGCTTCTGCTTCCCACGAACTACTCAGCATGGGTCCGCACATACGGCATTTAAAGTTACAGAGGTTAGTAAAACGATAGTCCCAACTAACAGGCTGCATACTAGTATAGCCTGTGTCATCTGTTGTTTGTGCTATGTCATCATACTTGTGTTTGAATAAATGCCAAAAGTAATCACGGTAAACATCTGTGTTAAGTAACTTCTTGTCACAAACTTCACATTCTAGCGGTAGTTCGCCTGCTAGCATTTGACGGCGTACTCTGCGAATATGTTCGCCATTCCACCATTCTTCTAGTGTTTGTGGCACATATTCATTAGTGCCATCACTAGTGTCAATGTACTGTCGAAAGTTTTGTGCAGGTTCTCTGCTAGCACAACATAACCTACGCTCTGTCTGTGGACTTAGGTATGTATGAGTCCAAGGCGCCATACAGAGATTATCGGGCTTATGCATACCTTAAAAAACTTTCTCTTATACGAAATAAATCTGCTAGCCATATATGCCACTGTGGACCAAAGTGGCTATTATCATTAGCCTTTGGCCACTTGTCACTGTGATCTATAATGCCAAATAGATCTTCCATGTATAATCCGACTAACAAACAATTATTACTAGCACAAATAGTTTCTATTTCTATTATTTTATTTTCTCTATTTTGTTTTAACCATTCGTCGTTACGATCTCTATATAGTTCTGGATAGATATTAGGTAGAATCTGCTTGCCGTTAAATTCAAATCGTGTCCAGTCTGGCCAAAATGCATAAACTATGTTTGCCTGATATTCTTGGATTTTTTCTTCACATATACGTGCTATCAAATCTGTGCTACTTCCTGGTACTCCATAGTTAATTGCACCCAGTAGTACGGGCCAAGCATCTTCAGGATTATTGCCCACGCCAAACGTATGGCTACACCCAAATGCTAATTTATTCATAACCTATTAATCTCGCAACTTCTGGATGTGTGTCTGCAAAACTTACGCCTCTAAACTTATCTGTCTCACGTATTTTTGCAAATATCTTCTCTGGATCAATTACAGGCTGAGAAAGTGTAATTGCTTTAATACTACGGATCTGATCTGCATAGTCACTGTGCATAACTATTGCCTTGTCTAGTCTATGCATAAACTCTGCATGTGCATCGCGAGGTAGATTGAGTAAACTATACTCCTCGGGATCATGCATTAGATTAAAGTGTATGTCATCTATTCCACTCTGCTTTGCCCAGTTAAGTATCTCAGTCATGTAATAAGTGTTCTGCAGATTCCAAGTAATACACAACTGCAAACTAAATGGATAGCCTTGTTCCTTCATTTCAATAAAACGTTTGATGTTACGATTTACTGTACGCCACTTTGCGCCATCACGTTCATACTCAAAACGTTTGCCGGTATTGTCTATGCTAAATGCAATCTGTACATGTTTAAAGTGCTTCCATACTTCATGCTGTTTGGGGAACTGTGTGCCATTTGTGTTATAGTGGATGTCAATCTCACCTGCATAACCTTGATCCACTGCACGTTGTAATAAATCAAAATGCTGTTTAATAAGAAATGGTTCGCCGCCAGTAAACTCAAAATACTTTAGATTAGGTAACAAGCTATCTAGATTATCCCAAAAGCCTTTACTGCGTCTTGGCCACTGTCCTTCTTGTAACCACTGCTTGGCAATGTGCTTGTCTCCAAACTGTGCAATTTGTTCTTGTGCCCATTTGCTTGAGCTCCAACTACCGCATATGCGACATTTAAGATTACAGATGTTGCCTAGTTTAAGATCAAGGAATATTAAGTTGGGTTCAAAAGGTACGTGCTTAAACTTTTCCAACATGTATTCACGCTTAGACTTTTTACCAGCCTTTTCTTCAATCCAACAGCGTTCACACTGTTCAGGCTGTTTATCTTGTTCAAATGTTTCTCGCAACTCTTGCATTGCACTGCTGTTAAATGCTTCTTCTAAAGTATGTGTACGCAAGTTTATTCCTGGTAGTTCGCCTTTGTACAAACAACAGGGACGAACACCGCCTAGTGGTGTTGTTTCCAAACTAATCCATGGCAGTATACATTTATGCATAGTCTTGTAATCTTTCAAGTTCAGGGAATACGCTGAAGAAACTTTCATTGCGCCAACGATCAAGTTCCTTAGCCCGCATAACAAACTCTGGAATGAGCTTGCTGTTATCATTTGTTTGCATATACTTTACTGCACTCTTAAATCCATTTGTTGCTCTTGTTAAATGATCCTGTGGTTCAAGCCATGCAATATGTTCATTGTATATATCTACTAGTTCAGCCTTCATGTCATTGGGTAGTACATCCAAACGAAAACGCACTGGGTCTTGTAGTATGTTTACATTCCAATCACTGGGTTTGACTAGTCCTAGCTCTACCCATTCTCTATGGAAGTCCACAATATTATAACTGTTCATCAGGCTTAGTGTTGAACTTACATAAAAATCTACAGTAGGACACTTCTCTAGCATACGTTCTCTGTTTGCTACAATCTTACTCCACTCTGTACCTTTACGCATGAGCTCGCCACGTGCATAGTTTGCATCCAAACTTGCCCCAATGCTTACAATGTCAAACTCATTCCACATGTCCAGCACATCCTGCTGTTTGAATACTAGCTCTGTAAAGTTTGTGTTGTAGTTCAGTCTAACATCTGTGCGGCCTCTGCGTAGTAGTTCACGAAGTAGATTGTAATGCTCTGCCATCATTAGTGGTTCACCACCTGCAAAGTAAATGTTTTCTATGCTGTCTATGTGTGGTTCTAACTGTTCCCACATATCCATTTCGTAACGTCCTGCATACTGTACGTTAGGATGATCCTGTGGTAGCCAGCTCATCTTCTTTGCTTCTTTTACCCAGTTGCTGCTAAAAATATCACCGCATGTACGACAAGCTAGGTTACATAAATTACTGAAGCGTATGTCATAGTACTTGAGTTCAAAACGATCTAGTGTTCCGTCATCTAGTGTTTCATCTACAACCGCAATGTGATGACCTTCATTTTTGTTTTGACTATAGCGCATGCTAACAAAGCCTGCTGCTTCCTGTTCATAACATTTGGTACACTGTTTGCAAGGTTTATCTGCTAACATGTTACGACGCATTTCACGTAATGGGTCGTCGTTCCATACTTCAGCCATTGTTTGTTCACGCAGGTTACCAACTGGATGTTCCATTAGTCCCAAGCAACAAGGATAGGCACGGCCATCTGGAAACGCATGCAAGTGAATCCATGGCAGTATACAAAATGATTCACTGGTTAACAGTCTGTCACGCTGCACGTCTGTAAGATCTTCTACATCAATGTACACAGGTTTACGTGTATGATAATCGTAGTTTTTATAATAATTTTCTAATTTGTCTGTCATAGACTGTTATACCATTCAGCTAATTCTGGGAAAGTCTCAGTAAAGTTTTTATTCCTACGCACATCATACTGACTATAAAACTTTTTAAAGTCGTTGTGTAGTTTGGGCATTTCAAACGCTTCACTGTGTGGTGTTTCTACTGTACGCAAATAAGTTACAAGTCGTTCCAACTGTCCTTGTTCAAACTGATGCATTGGCGTGCTGCGGTTAAGGTACTTGGGTGCCCAACTTTTGTATAGTTCTTCCAATCTATCAGCATAACGATTACGTATGTCTAAAGGAAGTACTAGTGCTGATTGAAAACTTGGAAAGCGTAATATATTTAAACTGAATACAGCAAATTCGTTTCCTAACAGTTTTCTTGCTTGTAATATTTTTTCAATAAGATCTGGTAGTGTTTCTAGGCACAGTGCATTAATAGTCATCATACAATGTGTGCCTACACCTGCTTCGCTTAATTTGCAAATATTCTCCCACCAGTAGTTCCAATCTAATCCGTCTCTAATATATTCTGCAGGTGCACCTATCGCTTCACAACTAGTGTAAACATCTAAACTAGGCAAATAACTACGTGCCTCTATTAGTCTGTCTATAAACTCCGGCTTACCACCCAAGTTACTATTAATAGCAAGTTTAGTCTGGCTTTTGTCTGCGTTTGCTTTGAACCAATCTATCAAACGCCATAAGTCTGCGCTCATTGTTGGCTCACCGCCGGTTACTCGTAGTTCACGTAGTGTACTGTGGAGGTCAGTTTCCCACCATTTAAAAAATGCTTCTACGTAAGGATTTCTATCCTCCACCCCATAAAGCTGGCTACTACTATGAACGTGAGTAAAGTGGTTGCGGCCATCACTAACAAGGCCTTGATAACTCCCATTTGTTTTTAAATCCTTTACCCATGTGCTGCTAAAAGCAGGATTACAATAACTGCAAGCGAAATTACAAGTGCGATCAAAGGCAATTTCGAGTGTACGGAGATTGACGTCTCTATCATGCGGGCTAGTTCTGGCGGCATTTAATTCGTCCTGTGTGTATATATTACTCTTATATATACGATCACTTATAAAATTAGGGCCCATATCTTCAATTTTCCAACAATACTCACATCCCGCCGGACGCTTTCCACACTGCATCAGTCGTCTTTGTTCTTTTTTCTCTGGAGTATTGTGTAATAGTTTTGGATTTGATTCGACAGCAACAGGATCTACTTTGTGCGGCAATGGATGATGGCAACTGGTAGTCATGCCAGATCCTAACCAAATAGTAGCATTATACCATTTAGCACCACAAAAGGTCGGACTAAGTTTGTCCAGAACTTCATTCTTGTAAATTAGGTCATCCATTTGCTATATACCGACATTCATTCCAAAATTCTCTCATCTCAGGAAATGTTTCTAAAAAGTTCGTACCGCGTCTGCGATCATGTTCACTAAAAAATCTATAAAAGTCTGCTCTGCGTGTATCAATGTCACTTACATTATCCACACCTTGCATCCATGCTAGATCACGTCTCATCTTTAGTACTTCGTAGTCCTTAAATCCGTGCATCTCATCTAAATTTGATTCCATAAATTTTATACAGTCTTTAAGATATAACTGATATGCCGGAGTCAATATCTGCATACTTTGCCATTCAGGAGTATACAGTAATGGAGTATCAAACCAAATACGCTGATAACTTTTGGTATAAGTCTTGCGAAGGTATAAAATATACTCTAGCAGTTTCTGCAGACTAATAATACTTAAATTATTCATTGTAATTATCAAGGTAAGACTGGAACGCTCAGGAACCTCTTTTATAAACTGTTCAATGCGTGACTTACAAAGTTCAAAGTCAAGTCCATGCCTAATGTATTCTGCTTGCGCACCCCAAGTATCCAAACTAACAAACTGCATGAAGTGTTCTATTTGTTCGCCGGTACATAGTCGTTTAACATAATCCATGTAGCGAGTAAAGATACGTTCGTCCACACTAAAGTTACTAGTTACGTTTAAGTGAAGATCAGGCTTTGGATTTTCAAGTACATAATCAAACACACGGTAGGTGTTTGGATCCATGGTAGGTTCGCCACCTGTCATACGAAAATGCTTAAGGTCCTTGTATAGGTCTGGCCACCAACGCCAGAATGCTTCACGATATGGATTAGCATCCCTATTAGGAATAGGTTTACGTTCACCTTTGAAATGAGCTGGATCATTATGAGGAGTGCTTGTAGGATAAGCACCAAACTTCTCTGCTTCACGCTCCCAGGTACTGCTAAACTGTGGACTACAATAACTACACTTTAGATTGCAACTGTGATTAAAATTTACTTCTACGTAACTGGGATTAACATCTGCTTGTGGGGTTGCTACAATGTCTTCAAATGCTTCCATAGCCCAAGGCTCACCGCTGCGATAATGACGATCACTGAGGTCACCGTTTTTCTCAATATTCCAACAGTAGTTACATTCACTACACTTTACACCTGCCATCATTTCGGCACGGCGTTCTTTCTTGTGTACTGTATTGTGTAGTGCGCTTGGATTACTTGCTAGTGGCTCTACGGGTATGCGGTGCAATGGGGGATGGTAGCAACTATTGGTATGCCCAGTAGTTAGGTGTAGGCTTACTTGCTTCCATTTAGCCAAACAGAAACTGCCGCTGACACTTGCCATACGTGCTTTTGCTAGTTCTGCATTACTAAGGTAGTCACTCACCAGCCCTCGACCTTTCTAATAACTTCTAGTTCTGTAGTCATAGGATCGTATGCATGATATGTTTGACTGTAGTAGTGTTTAAAAAACTTACTCTCTTCTGCTGTATAATCCACAATAGGAAGTTCTAGTTTACGTCTAAGTTGCACACCGTACTCTTTAAAGTTAGTATCCAAACAAGATTGTTCTTCTTCCCAAATCTGATCAAGGGCTGCAAAGTCTCTTACTTCATGCCAGTCCCAGTCTGTCAGCATGAGCTTGTATGTACCATAACGTGCACCATACATGGCTTCGTAACCATAGTCGGTGTCCTGCCCTACACTTTGCCAGATGCAGAGCTTGTCAAAGTTTTTTGCATGTACCTGCTGTTTGAATTCTTCCAGTGTAGGCTTGCGTCCTTTGATCAAACACATCTTTACACCTTCTCTAAACCCTGCACGCCAAGCATGTTTAGCATCACCATTAGGATAGGTAGTACTATACACGTTGTTCATTGGAATGTACTTGCTGTCGTAGCAAAACTCTACTACGGTTTCGTGACTACCATCTGTTGCTTCGTGTGTTTGCATATTATTTACAAACTCACGTGTCCAGCAACTAAGTCCGCCGTTACCATACATAAGTCCGTTAACAGCGTTACGAGCTTTCCAACGAAAAACGCAATCACTATATTCTTCTTTGATATCAAGTTGTAAGTCGAAGAAGTTACTATCCGGGATATTATCACCGTCTATAAGGACAAAACGTTCTGTATCACTCGCCGCGGCGGCTGCCTTGTGTGCTGCATCACTACCTTCTACACCATCCACACGTTTAGCCCAAGGTACAATGTTTTGTATCTGTACCCAAAACTCTTCTTTCTGTGGTTCGTCGTAGCTTAGATAGATGCAGTCTAAGTCAGCTATGTCTACTAGTTGTCCAGCCACTCATGCAACCTTGCTACATCTTCGTGACTGTCTGTTATAACACGAATACCACGTGCATATACTGTGCGGTCTAGTTCGTAAGTAGAACTAAATGACTGTTCACAAAACTGTTTTAGCTCTGTAAATAGTTCTTGATTGTCCTTAAACTGACTGTCAAGAATTTGCTCGCCCTTTTCTACACTATGGGGCAGAGGAACAAATACTTCATTTTGCATTATCAAACTCCTTTAATAAACGTTTGCGCTCTGTACGCAACTCTGCTTTTTCAAAATCTGTAAGGTTTACATCTTCATTCATGTTATTAATGCTTAGGTTAAAACTAAAACTCCAACGTTCACCTTTGCTGCGGAATGGGTGTACACTATGAGGTAACCATGCAGGGAAAAAGAAAATATCTCCTACAACAGGCTTAACACGATACATGTGTACTGCGCCAGCGTTAGGTCTACCGTCCCAGAAGTTAATCATACCTGCACTTGGGTCATGATCTTCTAACAACCATTCACGCTCAATATCATCAGGTAGTTTTAGATAGCCAACGCCACTTACTTCTCCTGTGTGCTGATGTGCAGGGTTAAAGTCGCCTGCCACACTAATATTCCCCCAGGCAGTATGAATACCCACTGTTAGGTTTACATTATTAAAATGCTCTTCTATAATCTCTTTATGCTTGGGCGTAACCACACCCTGTTGACTTTCCCATGTAACATTGATGTGTGCTAGGTATATTTGGCTAGCACCTTTGTTAATACAATCTTGGAAAAGTTGTGCGTTTTCACCTAGCAGTTCTTGTGTAATTAAAAACTCTCTGTGCAGATTTCCTGCTAGTGTCCAAGCATTATCTTCTTCAGGTGTCAGTTCATTCTTTGCACCCTGCTGTTCAAAAAGACCACAAAGAACCTGCTGTAGTTCTTCAGTCATTCGTCCTCGAATAATACTAGGACCAAATGGTCTAATAGTAGTCCATGCTTGATCTCGTTGTGCTAGTGGCACGTCGCTTACTGCTTCCATTCTAGTTCTCTTTTACAAAAATAAGGGTTGTTACTAATTGTTTCTGCTGGTGTTGCTTGCCAATATACATGTACTGCTGTATCAATATCTACGAGTTTACCTTCACGTACACGTTGTCTTATAGGATAGACATGTGTATCATCTTGTATAATAATGTAGGGTTCGTCCCATACATGTGTTTTATCTACGTGACACCAATCAATTATTTTACCTGTGTCATTATTATAACGTAAACGTCTTTCAATTTCAATTTTTTTACGAGTATTAGTAAATCTACTTGTATGGTTAACTAGTGCTCGTTCTAACTCTGTGTTCATATCTATCAATCAATTCAGGTGTACAAAATGTTTTGTCAAAATAATGGAATGGATAGTGTTGTACATATCCACCTACAATTAGATCAAAATCATCTGTTAGTGTCCACGGTACCGCATCCTGCCAGCGCATACTGTTCTTCCAATTATTAATTGCTGGCTTCATATGCGTAAAAGTAGGATAACTTAATTTGTTTGAGCAAGGTATTCCAAGATTTGACTGGGCCAATCCATATAAAACATCAGTATCAGGTTTGTCATAGATGCTATACTCAAGAACACTGTCACGCAACTCAGCCCAATGGTGTATCGCCTGCTCAATAGCTCTACAGAAGTCCACACTAGTCCTACTATACCTAAAATATGAAAACCCATTATAAGCATCATCAAGGGAATTGGCATCAAAAAACTTCCTATAGTAGCGTGTTTGGGCAACATTGCCCTGATAATCTCTTACCTTATTAGTATAGCACACATCTTGTAATCTGCAACCATTCCACCAGTGGTCCAAACTGCGAGGAATCAGCATGTCGCTTTCTACTTTGAATGTTTCCTTAAAGGGTGTAACATTCATAACCCATGCTTCGTTGTAAAAAGGTTCTGTGCGTGGTACTGTAATAATATGATCAAAGGTTTTACGTTGCTGTTCTGTAATAGTTGCCTCAGATTCAGCATCAACCACTACAGCAAATCTATTGTGCTTACAAGTTGCCTTTACACTAAGAGCAAGTAAGTAAGCGAGATCAACATAGTTTGTTGTCTCACTATTCTGTGCAAATGTTAGCCAACCCTGTGGCTCATCCTTGGGTTGCATACGCATCTAGTGCTCCATATATTTCTGGATCCTGTAAGCAGGCTTTGTTCATACAGTGTAGGTTTACACCTTTAAGTTTAACAGCATTATACTTGTCACCGTCTTGATAGCGTATGCGTAGTTCATCTCCGTTAGCAGAATAGATAGTGTCCATTGTACTCAAACTACCCAGTGGATGATTAAAGTAAGTACCACTAGCATAGCCATTCATAAGCTGATGTGCAATTGTTAGACTAAAGTCATTGCGATATTTGCCTGCTACAAATCCCCAAAACTTTGCATAATAACGCCAGTTGGCTTGTACGTTCTTCATCATTTCAAATATATTATGGGCTAGGTCGCACTTGCGAAAGTAAACGACCGTAGCCCATAACATTGGATGGCCGGCCCTGGTCATCCTTTGATCGTTACGGAAACTATTTGTGGAGGTAACATCCCATACACGATCATAACATAAAAACTCATTTGCACTACCAAAGTATTGCTTAAGATTGTCATTAAACGTAAGGTAGTCTACGTCTATAAGCAGTGTTTCATCATAAGGGCTTAGATCATATGCTAGTGTTCTATCACTGTTATACCATGGCACTGTAACAGTTTCATTGTTGTGCCAGCGGAATGCTCTAGTATTACCGGGCCGTGCTTCACCTACATGTATATGTGTTTCTATGTCTAGATGTTTTTCTACAAGTTTGGCAGCTAGTTTAGCAAAACCTATGTAGTCTATGGTTTCATGTGGTGTAGCAAGTAGTAGTGCACCCTGGCTCATAGTTGTTCTACACGTCTAACCTTTTTTAATTCAGCATGCTGATTGTGCCAATCATTCATTACTTCGTACCAGCGTTGTCTACAGTGTATTAGCATGTCACAAGCGTCCGCAACCTTTACTGGATTATCATAGTCGTCTACGAGATATAGCAGTTCATCTGCAGGCCATGTCGCTAGTAGTGCCATTAGTTCTACTGTAACTCTAAACTGCCCACCATCGTATGTGATAGTTAGACGTTGTTCCTGTTGTTCTTTAAGAGCCAAGCGTTGACGATTGTGGTCAAGACGCTGGCGTGCGAATTGTTCGAATGTTTCTATTGTCATGTAAGATAGTATAACAGGGCTATATAGCCCTGTCAATTACTATTAAGATTCTGTGTTAACTGTTGTTGCCCAGCCGGGTGTGCCCCAGGTTGCACTAATGTATGTAGTAGCTGGTGCTTCGTAACTAAATGTTGTTGTCTTGGTACCATCTACTTGGTCAAGTACGTTATAAATGTTCTTGTTATATGATGTTTGGTCTGTTTCATCATCCTGCCAAGTGCTGGTTAGTGTCATTACAGTTGAACTACCTGCTGCGGCATTCAATGAAGCATCTAGCTGAATATAGTTAGCTGTGTATGGTGCAGTATCTGCAACCTGCTTAAACATTGTTGTGGTACCTGTACCCAAGTCCCAGAAACCTGTGGTTGTTAGGTTAGTTGTTGGAGTACCACTACCACCACTCTTACCACCGGTAGTATTGTAAATGTAATAGCTACCACACTGAGTAACTAGATCTGCCCACTCATCGTACTTGGCGTCGGAAGTACCGCCACTAATTGTCCAATCTACATTTACACGACCGCCTGCGTTAAAGAAGTAACGCATTGCATTAGCACTAGCAAATGTAAGTGTATCGGTTTGTGTGATTGTGGTTGTAAATGTTCCGCTTACTACTGCTGTATCTGTAACTGCTGTTTGATAACCTGCTGCTACACTTGCTACAGCAATTTGTGCACTATCAATAGTGCCAATATCAGTTGCTAGTGTTGCGAGTGCACTAATTGTATCACCTGCACTTGGGTTAGTTACTGTATCAACTGTAATGCTAGCGTCCTGACCGTAATGATCACTGATTGAACGAATTCTATCTAGTAGTGTACTCCACTGTGTTGCAGTAATAGTATTTGTTGCACTGACTGTACTAATAGTAGTAGTCTGTCCAATGCCCCTATTACTTGTTCCTGTGCCCCAAAGTGCGTTAACACTTGCTACAAAGCCATTATAGTGGGTGGCCTCAATTGTATCACCGCTAGTATAAGCCATTTTTTTCCGTTCCTATTAGTTAATTGTTACAAAGGCTTCAACTGTACCTTCGCCTTCGGTTGTTTTGGATTCGATAGCACGGCCAATTACGTTAAAGCTAGTTGCTTCGCCTGCTTGTGCTGCTCTTGCAAGACCGTTGCCGGCGCTAACAAGTCTCTCACCTTTATTTACCATTCCTAGCACTCTAACTGGTACACGACCGGTTACAGCAACTGGTAAACCGTTTTCAAGTGCAGCGTTCATTAGGTAAGCTGGCTTCTCAGAAATAACACCGAATACTTGCTCACTTGCTTCTTCGTTTACACGAGTAATTTCTTCAGCACCACCTAGTGCAACAACTGTGCCTGGTGCATACTGTGCGTCTGCTGAGAAGTTTTCTGCAACGTCAGCGTATTGTGCTGCGGTACTAGTACCGTTAAATGTTGTTGCAAAAATTGTTGCATAACGTAGTAGGCTAGTACCCATGCTGCGTGTGTTATTAGCATCTGGTTCAAAATCACCAGCCATTGCAACACTACCATCTGCTGCTAGGGCGCCAGCACCACTAACTGTTGAGTCAACATATGCTTTTGTTGCAACATCAAGAGATGCTACAGGAGCGCCTGCTACTGAAACTCTTGAGGTTGCGCCATCAATAGTTAGTGCAGTTGTATCAACACCGCCGTCATTTACGTTAAAGATAATGTCGCCGTCGCTTGATACGTTCTTAATCTGTACGTTGCTGCCGCTTACACCTACTGTAAGGTCACTGTCAACACCAACAACTAGGCCTGTGTCGTTGAGGATGCTGAGAACACCGCTTGTGCTATCACTAGCATTACTGCGTAAGTAGTTAGCTGCTGTTACGCCACCAAGCGCATCTGAGTCAGTTGAAGTACCATGGAACTTAGCGCCACTTACTGTTGAACTAACTTGGAAACCTGGATCAATAGTAGCAAAACCTGAGATTGCAGCCTGTGGAGTAAACTGTGCGTCTTTTGAAATTGTACCAACTACAGTGTTATTGACATAAAGTTTAACAACAACGTGATCTGTTGCGCCACTGTCTGTGACAGTTTCAACAATAGCACCTGATGTACCAGTGCCGCTTGTGAACGCAGGACCAATTGTAGTAAATGAACTACCGTTGTAAACTTTCAACTGTCCGTTGGTTGTATCCCACCAAAGGTCACCTGTAACTGAACCGCTTGGGCTACTTGCACTTGCTGTACTTGAGCTAACAGTCTTAAATGATGTACCAGTATAAACCTTTAATAGGCTATTTGATGTATCCCACCACATTTGACCTGCTAGAGGTGTACTTGGGGCAGAACTGTTTGCAAAGTTTTCAAGTAACTTTACAAAGTTTTCGTTTTGGAACTCGCCATAACCAGCGTAGTTCTTACCAATTAGTGTAAGGTCTGTAGTTGTATCTACTGTACCATCTGAAATAGTACTGAGGACCGCACCGTTTGTTTTGTTAATTGTATAGGCCATTTATTTGTCTCCACAAACTTTATTTTATTTATCAGTTATAATAATATATGCTGTTAACTGATACTACTTAGATTAGTCAAAGTTTGAATTCTAATCGTATAATCTATCTGAATTAGTCGGTTTAAGCTCTTCTGTACAGGGTGGAAGATAACATGTGTTAGCAATCTACCTGTATTAACTGTGCCGATCCAGCTTTTCAGTCCCAACTCATCAAATGTATATGTGTCATTGAAGTTGCTGGTATTGTCAAATGCTTGCTGTCCGCTTGGTTCGCCGTAATCTAGCAAACAACTTACAACAATATCACTGTAGATGTTACCACTAATATGGTTAACACTCAGCTTGTTTCTGCCTGCATCAGTGTTCAAACTACTGTTATCGTCTACAACCTTATAGTATGTTTGGTTGTACAAACTAGCATTTTGTCCTGAGCTGTTAGCTGGCAAATAGGTAATAACACCCGTTGGGTCAACGTTTGTGCCGCCATTACCAAATGCCATTTCGTGAATAAAACCTGTGGTCTTATTACTCAAACTTAGTGCTAATGCTTCACTCATGTTTTCATAGTGAATAGCATTACGTTTGTTTACATATTCTTCACCGCTGTCTGGGTCAAAGATGCGAATGTGTCCTTCCATATGAACACCGCCCTTTTCCTTGAAGGGTGTTTCAGGCTCTTCTATTTTGTTGTCCATATCTTTCTCTTCATTCATTATTATATTATACCTTTAGTACACATTCAACAAGTTTTTCACCTGTGTCGTCATTTGTTTCAAGAGCAATACCAACACGCTCGCCTTCTGCTGTCGCACTAGCGACTCCGTCGTGATCCGCATAAACCGCTTGACCCTTTACAACTGAACCTACTACACGAACTGGGACACGACCAACTAGTGCGACAGCAACACCGTTTTCTAAATCGCTATTCATTAGATAGGCTGGTGCAGTACTTATCACGCCTACAGGTATGCTGTCTTGTGTACAATATGTTACTTCTGCTCCGCCACCAACTGTCATTACTGTACCGAATGGATATTCTGCATCTGGTAGATAACGTTCTGCCAAGTCAGCGTATTGTGCATTAGTTGCAGTACCTGAGAAAATACTTGTTGTAAGTGTATTTGTGCTTGGATTATAAGTCAAGCTAGTATCAGTCTCAATACCTTGTGCACCAGTTGTACCGTCAACAAATGTAACGTATACAGTTTCGTTAGTAGCATTGTTTGCTGTTGCTGTAACGTTTGTAGCTGTGGTTGC